GAGTATTCTAATACATATTCCCAACCTTGTGCCATACCATTACCAATCATAACACTTTCATTGATAGGAGCTTCTTTCCCTGTATACCATACTTCAGGTTTATTCTCATAATCAAATCTTGCTAACTTTCTAATACCTAGAGTTAAAGAACCGTGGTCTTCTAGCTCTTCTTGTATTTCTTGTAAAGCACCATTACTAACTTGATAAGTCTGGTCTTTTGTTAAAGGACTTGTTAAGTTGTATGCTCCATAAATAGTGCTAAACTTAAAGAAGTCTTGAGCACTTAAAGAGCACATTAACATTAATCCTACTAATAGTTTTTTCATTACTGAAACCTCCTTAACATAATTTCATCAATTTCATTCTTTATTTCTTTTTTAATATCGTCTGCATTTAATGCAAATGATAATCCTGCTTCCCATCTTTTAATCTCTTTTCCTTTTTCAAACATAATTATTGTAGGAACTGAAGCAATCTTCCATTCAGTTGCTATTATAGCACCATATTCTTTATTGTCTATACTGGCATTAAACCAAACACAGTTCTTCATTTTTCCTAAATCAATACCAGCTCTTGCATTCCAGTCTGCATTAACCTGTATAACCACACATTGGTTTTGACTTAAGAATTGTACTTCTTGTAAATTTTTAAGCTTACTTTGCCCATACAATAAGGACGAGGATAAAAACAATCCAAAGACTAATAAGCATTGTTTTAAGTATTTTTTCATCATAATGTTTCCTCACTTCTGCATCATCATACGTTCAATATTCTTAACATCTTCACGCATTTCTTTTTGTTCTTCTTTCATCTCACCCACATCTTTTTGTGTCTCGATGATTGTATTTCTAATCATTTGATCTTTCAAATCATACTCTGTTCGACCTACTTCTGGTTTTGGTAATTCTTTTGCTTCTTCAATATCAGCTTGAAGCGTAAACCACATACCAACTACAAGAAAAATACTTGTAGCTATTCCAGCTAGTGTTTCTATACTAAGTGTAAATTTGCTATCTTTACTTACTTCGTTTGCCACTTTATCCCCCTATATCGGTGTTATCTACTGTTAATTTTGGTGCATAGTAAACATTACCATCACCCTCTAAATACCATTTTACTCTAGCTTCATCTGGTATTGTTAAACTTACTGCTTCGTAAGTAATTCTTTCTGGACTTTTAAACTGTTCTAAATCTCCCAATGCTTTACCATTATGTAATCTGTTCATTGTTTTTACATCACCATCATATTGGCTTTCTTCTTTTAAGAGATTATTATACCAAGTAAGGATAGTCCCAACCTTACAATGTTCCATAATTCTTGTAGGAAAATATCTTTTATTCATCATATCTCCAAACCCATCATAAAAAATACCATCATATTTCTTATCTTTAGGTATATCATTATACCAGTCTCCTTTAACTGCTATAACATTAGGCTTATCTTTAGCCCATTCTACTAAATTAGCATATATTCCATCATTGATCTCAATGATCGTATGCGATTCAATATCTTTTTCTTGTATTAAACCAGCACTAATACCCATACCAAAACCAAATTCTAATATATGTCCACCATTAGCACATACTATATCAGCATGTTTTTGCATAATAGGAGTTTCCCAAGTAGACATTACATCCCAACCTGTTGCTTCATCTATTATTGCATCTTCTGTTACAGTATAAGTTGCACCATATGCATAACCTTTCATCGACCTGGACCTCCTCCGCCACCTAAATCAGCGTGTTGTCCACCAAATGTATGGCTCATATGAAATGGAGCTGAAGACAAATTATTCATAATACTTGCACCAGGATTATCTAATGATGTGCTTTGTATAGGATTATTAGTTCCACCTATTCTATTAAAAGTATCTGCTGGACCACTATCGTCATTGTTTGGAAATGTATTTTGTATTCCATCATGACTATCGCCACTTAATATACTTGCCAAACTTAAATTACTAGTTTGAGATACTTGCGTAGCTTCACCAATAGCACTACCTATTGCTCTAAGTCCCACATTACTTGTTCCTACTGCTGGACCTGCCATACTATCCCTTTATCTTTTTATATTCAGCAATGTCTGCTTTAAGTTCAGTTGCTTCCGCCTCTACCACTGCCAATCTCTTTTCTGCTTGTGCGATTGCTTCGTCCACTGGTTTTTCTTGAACTTTATCCACAACTGTAACATCTTTACCTTCTTCATTTTTCATTGTGCGAAGATGTTTAATTTCAACATACTTAATTGCGTCTGCTATGTCTTGCGATTTTTCTGCTATTTTCTTAGCCATTTTTTAACTCCTGTATCTCTTGTTTAAGTTCCTTAATTGCCTCTATTAGTAAAGGCACTATTTTCTCATATTTAACTGCTTTATATCCACTATCTCTTTGAGTAACTACTTCTGGTAATACTTCTTCAACTTCTTGTGCAATAACACCAACATCGTGTCCTTCATTACCATGAATAGTTTCTTTCTCTTTTTCAGTTAGTTTTTTCCAGTCAAATTCTACACCACTAATCTGCATTACTTTATCTAATGCATTATCTAATGGTTTAATATTTTCTTTCAATCTTTTATCTGATGTTGAATAAGCAACTACATCATTAGCAGCATCTATTCTTCCATCAGTAGTGCTTGGAGCAACATCTACTCCTAAACCACCATCTGCAATGTTAACACCATTGTCAGTTAATTTAAATCTTACTCCACTATCAACATTACTTGTTCCAATTCTAAATTCATCAGCACCATCGTCATATCCCATAGTATATTGAACTGTTCCATCATTATAAAATTTAATTTCACAATCACTTCCATCAGGAGCATCCATTCTAATTCTACAATCCCCAGAAGAAGTTTTTAAATCTAATGTTTCTGCTGGAGTTATTCCTACTCCAAGTCCAGAACCATCTATTCTAACCACTTCTCCACCATTAACACTAAATCCTATATTGTCTGCAGCAGGGAAATACATACCTGTATTATTGTCTCCATTATTTGTATAACTTGGAGAACCTGCACTACCGTCATCTGCACTTATAGTGCTAACTCCTTCAATTTTTCCTGATGTAGAAAGTTTTAAACTATCAGCATCATTTGTTCCGTGAATAGAAACATAATCAGCATCAGCATTATCATCTGATGGACAAATGTGAATAACACCTTCATTAGTTTCACTATCAGATGTTTCGTGCATAATATACCCAGGGTCATTGCTACTATCTCCTGCTTGAAAATTAATATAAGATTTATCAGTTGTTGTGTCAGCAAAAGTATCTGCTATATTACCAGTTCCATCTTCGTGATAAAATCTCATTTCTGCTGAACTTGAAGTTGTTTTTACATAAAAAGGTTTATAACAACGAACAATGCTACCAATTCTCATTCGTTCGTTTGCATCTCCATAAATTCTTGTATCAGATGCATTAATTTCAATCATGTCATCATTTGAAGTATCTCGTCTTAAATGGAAATCTCCACCTGAAGTATTAGATATATGACCACTTGTTATTCTTAAATATTCTGTACTATTCGCTGCTCTAAAAATATGTTGTCCGCCATTGTAATAATTGTTTTCATCTCCACTATCTCCAAACCACGCTTTTGTATTTCCTGATGGGTCTATAATCTTTGTATAAGTTTGGTCATAAGTCATTCCCCTATTAAGATAATGGGTTGGAGTTCTTTTGTCTAGCCAACCAAATCCATCAGTAGTTGATGAACCAGTTGTCCAACTGCTATAAGCACTATGTCCTGTTGAATTTAAGTGGTTATCCCTCGTTACTTTAAATCCATAATAATATTTATTTCCACTATCGTGGTCGCCAATAGCGATAGCAATATTACCGCTTGAATTAACTCCTACATATTTATTGAAACCATCTGTTCCTCTATCAACTAAGGACGCTGCATATGGATAACCTGCTACCCCATCTTGTCCATTTACCCCTGAATAAGTATAAAATGATATTGTAAAATCTATTGCCTTTGACGCTCCATAAGCATAACCTACAACATGTATACTACACATTCTAGCAGACGCCCTTGTAATATCAGTATTAATAATTATTGAGCCTGCCATATTAGTATTATCACTATAAGTTAGAATATTGTGCCAAGATGTTAAGTGATGACTTGACGCATTACCGCCTGTCCTATTTAAACCATCTAATCTCATACCATATTCGGCTTTATGAGATACTCCAATATCTACCCTGTCTGACCCTGCATCTACTTTAAAAGCATTTGCATACCCATTGCTTTCTACTCTAAAATCTGAATCATGACTACCCTCATTAAATACTGCTCCATAATTACAAGTCATTGGAGAACTAAAAGTAGCATTACCATTAAATCCTATATTGCCATCTGTTTGACAATGTATATATCCATTACCTGTCTTATTAGCAGAACGAATTTTTATTTGTTCAGTATGGGTTGTATCTCCTATAAATAAAATATCAGAACCATCTTGGTTCATTACTGTTGCAATATTTCCTGCTGCATCATATTGAGTATAACCCTCATTATTGCCAACTCTCATATGTCCTAATGCTCTTATATCTCCGTCGGCAAGTATGCTAACAGTATTACTACTATCTCCGTGAAATCCAAACCAACCACTTGAACCTGTAAGCATAATATTTGCTTGATTAGCACTCCCACCTGTCCAAGAAGTATCATCTAATTGCCAAACACTATCATCTCCAAAATATATATTACCTTCTATGTGAGCATGTCCTGCAACATCTAATTTTTGTGTTGGCGAGTTAGTGCCTATTCCAAGATTTCCTGTGCTATGAACCATTCGCATTTTTTCAGCACCACCAGTAAGCCATAAAATATTAGCAGCATCTGAAGTGATAAATCTCAAATCTCCAGTTCCTCTATGAGTTAAATCTGATGTAGCATTATCTCCAGACCATCTAATAAGTCTTAAACTATAATCTGAATAAGTATCACTTGCAATTAAATCTACAAAGGCTGTTCCAGAACCACCTGAACCAATTTCAATATTTCTATTACCATCGTTTGAACCGTCAAGAGTTAAAGTGCTTCCATTAAAAGTAAGATTAGATTCTACTGTTGCTTCATCTGCATCTTTATAGGTTAATACACCATTATTAGTAGAACCATCGTGAGATATTCCTGCACTTGTAACATATCCATAACTCTCAATTTTTTCTTTAATAGCTCCAGAAGTCATTAAGTGGTCGTCAGCATCAACGAACTCAGAACCAACATCAATATCGTCAACTGCGTGTCCACCTATTGATACTGACCCTGCTGCTACTACATTACCACAATTTAAATGTGCCCAACCATTACCATTATTTAAGAAATTAAATGAATTTGTGCTATTACCTTTCATTCTTAAGGTATTAGTTATTTCTCCTAATGCAAAATCATCTCCACTTTGAACATGTACAACTCCAGTAACTGTTAAAGAGCCACTCATAGTATCACTTGCATCATTCTTTAGAAAGGCATCATCTACATTAAAAGTAGTGCCTGATAAGGATATATTTGTTCCTGCTGAATAAGTGTCACCACCAATTTCACGCATAGTTCCGTTATCGTTAATATATAACTTATTATTCGTGTAATCCCAAGCTAGTTCGTAAGGCCAAACACCGCCTGATCCATCAGCTCCAGCTGCAGGTGCACCATCACCTCTTTTTATTTTAACTCCAGAAGGCATTAATTACTCCTATTAGTTAGCGTATGTACCGCAGTCAATTGTAGCATTTGTAATAGTTGTAGTATCTAGATTAGCTACTAATGTTCCTTTAGTAAATCCACTCATATTACCAGTGCTAGAAGCTGTTGCTGTTGTAGTTCCTAAAGTCCATTTATCTGCACTTTCATCCCAAAATAATGTAGCATTATCTCCTGTAGAACCACGTTCTATAATAATACCACAATCATTTGCATTACTTCCTGCTCCACTATTTAGTTCCATTAATGGATCATCTAAAGTAGTGTTAGTGCTATTTACTGTAGTAGTTGTACCATTTACTGTTAAATCTCCAGTAACTGTTAAAGCAGATGCAATTGTAATACTATCTGCTAATTTATCACCAGTAACTGCATTATCTGCAATATGTGCTGTATCAATAGATCCGTCTACATATTGATCACTATCTACTGAATTAGCTGACATGTGTGCTAAATCAACGGAACCATCAGTTATATGTTCACTGTTTACTGCATCATCTGCTAGTTTTGCTCCAGTAACTGCATCAGCTGCTAATTCAGCTGTTGCTACTCCAAGATCTTTAATTTGTACTGCACCACTACTAACTGTAAAATTATTTGTAGAAAAAGATGCTTTACCTTTAACACTTGATGTTGCATCAGGAACTGAAACTTCTAAATCAGTTACTGTTACTGTATCACTTGCTGTTTGTTTACCTATGTATAGTTTACCAGCAGCGTTATCCCAAGCTAATTCACCATATAAAAGTGAGCTTGGAGCACCTGCACTGGCACCATATACACTTTTTTTAATTTGTATTGTTGTCGCCATAGTTTATTCTCCCATTATGGTTGATAGCTACCGCCATCTAATGTGTTATCGTCAATCCACTTGGAACTGCTTGTATCATATCTTAATACAGCTCCATCTGCTGGACTTGTTAGATTTATATCATCTAACTCATGTAAATTAGTGTCTCCACTAAAACTTGTTGCAGAAGTAATAGTTACATCTGCTGATCCGTTATCTACTTTAAAACTTCCATTATCATAAAATACTAGTTTAGTATAAACGTCTTTAATTCTATTTGGTTTTGTTAAGCTTCCACCCATTAATAATTTACTCCTACGTTGTCATATGTTGGCTCAGAAGGATTGCTTACATCCGAAAATGAAGCAGAACTTCCTCCGACTGAACTAAAAGTTGGATTACCAGGATTAGTAATATCTGTATAAATACTGCTTGATGCATATGATTCATTAGCAAATGTTGGATTAGATGGAATACTTAAATTTGTATACTCAGAATTAACATCATCATTAAATGAATCAATTGTTTCATTAAAAGTTGAATTAACAGCACTTAAATACTGTAATCCCAGTTCTCCGTTTTTCCAATTATTTGCCATTACATATCATGTTGTTTTATTTGAAACGACCCACTTACTCTTCCTCTATTAGCAAAAGTTTTTCCTTCTTTAACACCTTTTTCAAATTTCATTTCAAAGTATTGAGCCATTCTTGGATCTGCATCTTGTTCATATCCTAATTGAATAGCTCTATCTACTAAATATTGATGAAATTGAGTTGGTATATCAGGATCATCAGTTAAGTCAGCTCCAGCTACATCTAAAGTTTTAAGTGCAGTTGGTTTTTTATAATAAAATAATGTTATTTCATAAACAGCATCAGGGGACTTAAACCTATTTTTTTCACTTGTTAAAGGATCGTATAATGCTATCCCTATTGAATCACGTTCTATCCACCAAACATACTGTTTAGAAATTCTGGTATAAATTCTGCTATAATTTGTAGTTGCCATTAGTCAATATCCCTATAATGAGGCCTTCCTACTAACCTCTTAATGTTAAAAGTATCTCCATCTGAATTTTTCATATCTACAGATTTAATCTCTAGTATTTCATCTTTTAATCCATAGTATCTTGTTCCATCTGCTGTATTAAATTTAGTTGCACCATCTAATATTAAAGTTCTTGCACAAAATTCATCTTGTGCTTGGTTTAATAATGTTATAACTTCATTTACTCCAAGATCTGGATGATGTTTTTGAACTAATTCTATCATTTTTTGTAGTTTCATTCTTCTCCTCCTTGTAATCCTAATGGTAAATAATTTCCTAACCATTGAATTAATTCTTGTTGTAATTTAACATATTGAGATTCATGCCACTGGTATTGAGAAGTAGATGACCCTAATTCAGTTTGATATGCACCTAAATATGAAGATATATTATTTAACATAGTAGTCGCCAATTCAACATCTTCATCTGCTAAATAATCACCAACCATATCCCACCATTTAGGATAATCTAATCTGTGTGAAGCTGTTTCTACGTCTCCTGCTTCTATACCAGTTAAAGTTGAACCTCCCTGAATATCAGGTTCTCCAATATCATGCATTTTTTTTCTTACACATTGAATAGCAGCATAAAGAATAACTCCTCTTTCGTATTCTTTTGGAAAATTATCTATATCACCAGAATTTTGTGCATGTGTAACACTGCTATCACATGAAATATATTGTATTTCTCCAAATTCATTAGCATTTGGTGCTGGAAATATATATAGTTTACCATTTTTAATATAAAACTTAGGATCATATTTATTAGAATAATATATACTATTCTCATCACTTAAGTCATATATTCTATTATTAGCTACTCTTTGACATTCTCGTTTTTTAGAATTAGTCCCATCATTGTCTTTTCTAACAACTTCTGTTATATTTATAACATTGTCTAAACTAAATCCATTTCCATTATTTACATCAGACTCTTGAGTAAACTGATGCACCAATGAACCATTTTGAGATAATGCTCTAGTAATAAACCTAACTCCTTCTGGTAGATAAAGATTTAAATTATCTTTTTCAGCAGAAGTTAAAGCTCCTGTAATGCTTTCTACTTCAGTAAGAAAACTCATTATACCTTACGTCCTTTTCGTTTGCTTGGAATAAAATCAACTCTAGGATCATATAATCTATTTCCTAGTGTCTTGTTCCTCTCATAAGCAGTGACAGCTTTTAATTGAGGGTCATTACTCCAATCGCCTTTATATCCAGCTTTATATGGATCGTCACTAAAGCCAAATACTTCATCAATATATCCTGGTTCACCTCTTTTAGCACTTCTTCCTGATCTATATGCTTTTACCAAATCAGTTTTTGCTGCAGGATAGTATTCTAGTTCTTTTGTTTTTGTTCTAGAACCTCTTGTAAGATCGCCAATTCTTTTACCCATATCTGGATTTCTAGCTTCTTTTCCAAGTCCTGGACCATAAACTGGTCTCATTGAATCTGAAAATTTACGTGAAGGTCTTCTACGTGCTAATTCAGACCATGCACTATCCATAGGTTGCCCTGATCTTCTTGCCATTCTAATTTTTTCAGATTGACTTTGTAATTCATCTAATGAACTTCTTGGGCTTGTATATCTTACTCCTCTAGCTGGACGTCTAGGTGCCCCAAAAATTGTTTGTCCTATTTTTCTCTTCCAACTCATCGTTGTCTCCTTTAATATAGGGGGGAAACTAGGTCTCCCCCCAGTTATATGTTAACGAATACTACTCGTTAAATTTCAATACAGTGTGAGTTTCTGGTAATTGAATTTCAAGACCTGCTTCTGTAAGAATCATGTCTTTTCTACCGTCAACATCTCTGTCTTGAACGTTAGTAATGATCTGAGTATCACGTGATACACCGTTACCCATTAAAGGACGGTATGCTACATTATTTAAATCGATCATGATAGCTGTATCTTCATGGAATCCTCTAAATAGTGGTTCTAAAACAAAGTTTAGATTACCATATAGAGTTGATACACGTGTCACAAGGTGACCAAATTGGCCATCTACGTTCTGCATGTCAATTCCACTTCCTGTCATACTGTTAGCACTCATTGTATTACCTAAGAATGAAGAACCACCTAGTTTATTCAACCAAGATAGTACTTTTCTTGAAGCTAATACTAGCTTTTCACCACTGTTTCCAGATTCTGGTGCAAAGACATCTTCCATAGCGTCAATGAAGTGATCGTAATTAGCTGAACCATATGCAAAAGTTTTCACTTTACCATTCATTTCAGTGTAAGGTACGATTCCATGTGTTCTACGAATTGGGCCTCCGCCATCAGTATCTAGGTCGTCTGTTCCAACACCGAATAACATAGCGTGTTCAAGATCCATCTTATGTTCCATAAGTTTTTCTTGATACACTCTCATGTATTCATTTGAAACACCACGATATCTAGTAGCGAGTGCAGTTCCAGAGAATAGAGGTACTGCAGTCTTAAAGATCTGACAGTATCCTTCTCTGTTATAGAATTGATCGTGCCAACCCTCTGGGTCTTTTGTTCCCTCAGCAAAAGCTGAACCAATTACTTGACCATCTGCATTTTCTCTAAAAATTAATTTAGATGCATCTGCTGGATCTTGCTCTCCTTTAGTTGCTGCTTCTTCACCATCTGCTGTACGAGTTGGTTTAAGCATTAACTTTAAGAAAGTTGCAGTTTTGATTTTCACTTTAGCTGAACTTGTTTTTTCGATCTCTCCTACTTTATAATATGCAATTGCGTCTGGTTCTGCTGCATCATTTCCTCCACTAGCGTTTGCGTCATAATCACATTCGATAGCTAAGATTTGATCTGCAAGTAAGAACTCAGGAGCAACTGGTGTTGTCACACTTCTTCCGAATTTGTCATATTTACAATCAACGTATAGATTCTTCCCTGAAGCAATATCTAAGCCAGTATGATCGGCTCCTGCGGCATCTGAAGTAACCGCTGTTTCAATTTGGAAGTTTCTACGTTGCCACTGGTGTCTTTGTTCTAAGAACTTAAACACTGGATCGTCTGTAGGTATTTTAGCAACCATTGACAAATAAGTGAAGAAAGGAGACTGAGCAGGTGCTAATTCAGCAACTCTATCGCCAAAGTTAAAAATTCGTCTATCATTATTGATAGATGTACCTTGGACGTTAGAAGCATTGTTAACACCTGTAATAGTACTGGTATAAACATTACTCATGTTATTTCCCCTTTTTTAGTTTATATTAAATTAACCAAATGGGTTTCTTTTCTTATGATTTTGAATCATAGAATCCATCATTTGGTCTTCCACTTTTGTTGATGACTGCACACTAGCTCCAGATTGCACCCCTAATGGCTGGGGAACAGTTAAGTTTTTTTGTCTATTATCCATTTCTGCAACTTTTTGTTGAACTTGAGCTTGCCTTTGAACTTGGGCTTGACTTACGCCAGCTTGTGTTCTTGCACCTCTTCGTATCTTATGTAATTGCACTAAATTGTCTAAAGACATAGAACTTGGATCATTCATGACTTCTATGAAATCAGCAGCTTCAGCAGCACTGTAAGAATGTCTAGTTTGTAAATCACTCATAACTTGTTGGTTACGAAGAGCTACTTGCCTTTCTTTTTCTTGCATCACTGCAGACTGTTGTCTTTGATTTTCTGTATGTTCCATATAGTCTGCTAAATCATCCACGTATTGATCTTTTTGAGAGAGATACTTTGCAGAATCACTCTCAGGATCATCTAGAGCTTCAGAATGACTAAATCCAGCAGGTTTTCTAGGTTTAACAGGTTTTGATACTTCTGTTTCCTTTTGAACTTGAGCTTCTGGTTGTATTTTTTGTTCTGATAATTGAGCTACTTGCTCTTTTAAAAGATCTACTTCCGCTTGCCTTTTATCTGCTTGACTTTGCCAATATTGAAATTGGCTATCGTCACTCCTTGGATCTTCATTCACTGGAACTGAATCCGAAGGTGCCACCTCCTGATTATCTGGCTGCTGTTGAGAAGTGTCTGTTGCAACAAACTCTTCTACTGCAGGACCTCCAAATATCTCAGTAAAGATGTCTTCTTGTATGCCAGACTCGTTTGCAGTCGATTGTTCTGGTTGTTGTCCCTGTGTTTCGTCCAATATTTCGTTTCTGTCTTGTGCCATTTTATTCTCCTTTTCTAACTCTCCATATCCTCAGTCAACGCATTAAACATATTGTCGTTTTCATTTGTTGTATCCTCAGGGGTAACAGAGTTCATTAGATTTGTTTTTGCATCATTAAGCCTAGCCTTCATTAAGCTAGCACTTGCGTCAGCACGATTCGATATTTTATCTAAGTCGCCACTGAATTTTTCTACTTCTAAACGTTTCTTAGCATGTATTTCTTCACGTTCAGCAGTTTGAAGATCTCCCTTGACCTTCTTTAATTCTTCTTGTAATCCTTGCACCATTTGTTCTAATCTTTGAATATGTCCTGCTCTATTTAATACTCCTTCAACATCTACAAGTTCTGATTTCTTCAATACTTCAACTTGGTCTATTAATCCAGCTTGATACATTTCTTGATAAGTTTGTAATAATGCCATTCTATTTGTTGGTAATGTAGAGCCTGATACAATATGAATGTCATATTTACCTACTCCAACATCGTGAAATCTTTTAACTGTTCCATCTTCCATTTCAGAATAAAAATTAATTCTTTGTTCATCTAATTCGCCATTAGGCTGTAATAATCTTATTACTTTTTCTTCAGTATATAATTGCTGCATTAATGGAACTGCAACTTTTGCAACTTGAGTTAAAAAGTTTTCTATATCATCTCTACGAGATTTAATTCTTCTCTGCCCAAACTCATCAATAACTAATGTTCCTCTATAGGTAGAAGGAGCACTTGATGTGCTTCCTTGCATTAGTTCAAAAATACCAAAGCCGTATTCTAAATCATATTTAGCATCAGCTTCATTTTTATATAGTTCATTAGGCAGAGGAACTGGACCAGCAACGATCGGTGCACCTAGCTCAGCATCAAACTCGATAACACTGGTTCCAGCTTTACTCCACTCCGACTCTATTTGTCGAAGATCGGCTGAGCCTCTAGGTATTAATAATTTTACATTTGTGCTTGTACTTGCATGAGCTATAATCAATGAACGTATCTTATTAATATATTCTTGTAAAGGTCTATAAAGCCTAACGTCTGAATCAGGATAAGGATTTCTATGGTGAACATTCATCATAGGTATAATAGGATAATCATCTGTTGGAAGCACTCTTGTGTATAAAAGTGATTGACCAACTGATACTGTTTGCTCTATGCAAGGTTTTAATATATTGTTTACTTTAATTCTTCCTGTTCCTATTAATTCTTCTTTAGACATAGGAATTAATTGAACAGTAGATCCTGGTATTCCATCTGAATTTTCTACTCCTGGAACTATTTCAGGTTGTTGCTGAATAGGTGCTCCCATTTCATCAAATTTAGGATCTGGTAATCTAAAGTGAAATACATGTCCAACATCTACTATGTGTTGAGCAAGGATTGCTATACCTGCATCATCATGTACTATCTCTTCTTCTCCAGTTACTTTTCTTACAATAAAGTAATAATTTTGTAAATAACCACCGTATTCTTCTTCATTAAAGATAAATTCTTCATTTGCAAAAGGTTCATAAACATGATAATACGGATGTGATACCCTAGAATATCTTTCCATATATTTACGTTTTGTATGTTTTTTTGATTGATCATCTGAATAAAACATCTGACCTTCTGTAGCAGCTAAGTCAGTAGCAGGATAGTCATCATCGTCCATTACAGCTGGAGATGAATTTTCAATAATATCCATAAATGATGGATAAATATTTGAAGCAACTTCATCTGTCATATGCTTACAAACTATAATATTTGAAGCATCTCTAGCGTATGGGTCTTTTGAATTAGGATCAATATAAACATCTAAAGGATTAATAGATTTTATCATAACTTCTCCTTTACCATTATCCACTCCTGGATCTTGATAAACTTGAAATACTCCCATTCCTCCTACATAGTAATCATCAATAGTTTTTTTCAATTCTTCATCACCTGATGAAAAGTGCCATATATGCTGAAATAAGTCAGAAAAGACTTTAGCTGTTTTTGAATCAGAGTCTTCTTTTGCAGTAGCTCTAAATTGAGGTGAGTTATATGTTAGTAAAGATTTGGCAGTTTCTACAATAGGATGAATTCTATTTACTACTATTGGTGCTTGTCCACGTGATTCTAATATATCTTTTTCTTCGTGAGACCACTGTGCTCCAGCTCTAAATTCTAATGCTTCCTGAAATCCTTGAGCCCATATTTGTCTAGAACTTTTATATTCATCAAATAATTCAATGCTTTCTTTAACCTCAGGAGTCATTGTTTCGTCCTGTATTGAACCTCTTTTATATCCAAAAGTAAAATCTTTATCTAGTGGATTCTGAAATCTGTTTTCTGCTATGTTCTTCGGTTTTTTCGGCATTATCTTTTTTTATCTCAATATAGTCCTCAGGTATAATTCCGTAATCATCAAGAGTTTTTAATAAATCTTTGATTGTGAACTTATATTTTTTTTTAACTTCTTTTTCTAACATTAGAATTTTACTGATAAATTATTAAAAAATAATCGACTTGTCAAGTCTTTTCTACAGAGTTTTCCAACTTTTTTTAGTAAATTGCATATATTCTGGCTCTTCATATACTTTTTTAGCTTCATGATGGGGTCTATAGCAATTTTTATTAGCATAAAAGAACCCATCTAACAAGTCATCATGTTTACCTCTAGGGTATAATAATAGCTCATCTAACAAGGCTTGTTGATCTTCTTTTATGAAAACTTTATAATTTGCAAACAATGGCTGTAAACTTTCTAATCTAAAAGACTTTCTAGTTCTAGGATTTTCTTTTATTTCTAATCCAGGTATAAATAATCCCAGTTGCTCAGATTGTTCTTTAATATATTGTCTTAACATTTCCTGATATCCAACAGCCTCAATCCTTGTTCTTTGACTTTTATACTGTTTAAAATTATGTATAATAGCATCTGCTAAATCTAATGGTGTTGCTCTTTTTCTATAGTATGGTAAGCAAAATCTGTTATTATCTTCATCTACTGCCAAGTTAAATATAACTGAATAGTCAGCAGTACTTTTAGTGCTAGAAGCAGGGTCGATGCCTGTAAACACATTTACAGGTCGAACAATGTCTACTTCCTCACCATTAAGCTTCGTCAGGACAAGGTTCGACAACCCTTCCTCTGTTCTTTCTATAAATCCATCGTATGTCTGAATAAACTCTTGTCTGAACAAAGCATCTTCATCTCCAACGATTTCACATAAATATTCCCTATAAAACACAGAAAGACGATTAATACTATCTAATTCTTCTTTCTTTTGTTTTAATTTATCGACTGGCCATACCTCAGGCCATAAAGCAAAATTATTTTCCAGGTCTGGTTTAAATGTAAAGTTTTTCCAACCCTTCATATCTTTTAGTGTTTCTACCATACACCGTTCGTGTTGGGGAGTACCAATAACACATATCTTTCCACGTTTAGGATCTAGAGAAGGGACACCACTCTGCAATAACCATCTGAGATTATATTCCATAGCTTCTGCAGTTTTGGTATTATTTTCATCTTCAGGGTCATCAAGGATCAACAGAGTAGGACGTTGGTTTCCGTGTTTGATTCCTCTTATCTGCTGACCTGTACCCTTACAAATAATAACAGAACCGTCTTTTAGCTCTATTTCTGTATTGGTCCATTTTCTTGCAGAGTTTGCCCCCCAATATCCAAAAAAGTATCTAAACTCTTGTGAATAGTCTAATACATCTTTTATTGTACCTAAAAGCTTTACAGCATGTTGTTGTGTTCTAGATACTAATACAATTACTTTTACACCTTGATCAAACATTAAATGGAATAAAGGGTAAACACCAGCAACTACTGAACTCTTAGCATGACCACGAGGAGCAATTACATTTAATTGTTTTATATCGTCATCCTGTAGGTATTTAGTAATTTCATAGTGAAAGGGTGGAGAATTCTCACTAAACATGTTTGGCATTACCATTCTACCAAACAACAACATATCCTGTTGCATCTCTAATAACATTTTTTGTTTATTCACTTATTTTCACCTTTAAGCCCATATCTTTTGCTACATCTTTCAAGGTAGCTATAAAAAGTAATAAGATCTTCTCACTCTTTGATTGCACTGTGATTGACTTCTTCTTCATCAGATTCAAGCTCCTTTACTTTGGTTGCCTTCAATTTCTTTGTTTGTTTTTCATATGAATCTGCTATTTGATGCGATATATCTAGTTCTAGTGTATCTGTCTGTGTTTTAGACTTAGGTTTCATTTCTAAGAACTCTGACAACTTATCTGCTGCTTTTATCATATTACTACTATCTTCCTTTCCTGTAGCAATAGTGATAGCATCTTTGATCACATCTAATACATAGCCTTCATCTATGTCTTTTTCTATTAAAACATCTTTTAACTTATCACTAACCATTTGTTTTATTTCCTTTGTCTTAAATAACCTTTTAGCTGCAATTTCAGGATTCTCTTGATCTGGACGATATATTTTCCCTATTTTATAAAAATCGGGAACTTCTCCAGCTAATTTGTAGTTAACAAAAGTATCTACTGCTAATTCAGCTCTATCTCTTTGTGCTTCCATCTCATTATATGTTTTAGTTGAAATGCTAGCATAATTCTTTGTTTCATAGTGTGGTTCAAACAATAATTTAGATGTTTCAGATAAAAACTGTTTTCCATAAGGAAATACCATTTCTATGTTTTTTCCATACAAATTACGTGATATACACTCTGAAACATAACCATCGTCACTTACACCCCATTCTCCTGGGCTACATTTGCTCCAATGGTCATATTTAACCTTTAAATTCTTAAATTCTTCTTCCGTATATATATTATACGTCTTCGGCTGATAATTGTTTATCTTCAGCTTCCTGCTTATCTTGATCATTTTTTTCTTTAAAATTGTCCTCTAAGTATTTTATAAACTTATCTTTTGTGCCTTGCATCTTCATATATTCGTCTAAAGCTTGATCTCCCTTAAAAACGTGCTGTTGGAGCTGTTCTAACTGAATACTGACCATTCCTAATACTTTGATTAGTTCTTTCAATGTTGGCTTATTTTTCTTTTTTATCATATTTTACTTGACATCCTCATTTTAATGTTGTATACTTAAAGCATAATACTTAACAAATCTTATATTTGTGTCTTATATACTTTAAGTATGTTAATCTAAATTACTTCTTTTCAAATCTAATAAATTTTCTTTCATTGCTTCTATAACTAAATATACTTCCATTTCTGCTATATGCAGATCTTTTACAGTTAACATCTCTTCATCGTTAAAATCCATCTTTATAGTCTCCCACGATCCATTTTCCCTATTAAACTTCGTCAAGGGGGTTGAATAGTCTATAGAACGTCTAGCCTCTCTAACAACTTGATCCAATGTTAATTTTATATCAAAAAATTTTTTTAGTTTTTTAATAGACATGTTATAATATAATGCCCCTTTTTCAAAAATGCAAGTAGAATGTATGCACGTCTTTTATGAAGTATCTACTACCCTTTGTTTTAGGTTTGTATTCAACTTTCAGTTGAAACTTCCTAAAACGTTAGTAGATACTTAAATAAGAAAATAGTCAGTAAACCTTTGGTTTAGGCTTTGTAGCCTGACTATTTTAACCAATTAAGGAGACTGAAAAATGAGTGAACCAGATAAAAAGTTTAGCAAATCGCTAAACGACTTATCAGTGAAAGTCGTTTTGAAAGTTTTCGACTTCAATTTAGATGAAGTCGAGTTGCCAGATGATGACATCATCAACCTTACTCCTGAAGAAATCAGAAGTAATGATTGGCGAGTTGTCGTAATGGCTTACGATCCATCTTCGGTCCTAACAGACAAAGATAGGGACACAGCCAAGCAGTCTCTCCAAGCACAATACCAAGGTAGTGTGCATATGGAGAAACTCACTGACAAGTTCTTTGGTAGCGGCACACACGAGTGTGTAGCCGTCTACTACAAGAAGTCAGAGAAGTTGCCATCTGGTCCTACTTTCGGCGGCTAGTAACTAACAGTTACTTTGGTAGAAAGGGTAGCATTTTGCTACCTTTTCTACTTTAAGCAGTTCAGATAGAGTATCAAAACACCGCAGTTTAACTAATACCCAACAAGTCACTACTTGTTGTACAAACTTACGGAGGTAAGATTATGCTATTAAATAGATCAGATTTACTCACTGTAATAGATGAGATTGTTAACCAACAATACTATGCAGGGAGAAGTGCTACCTTTTGTTGTGATGTAAATAAGTTAGAGAGTTTATTACCATCTCAACTTCACAAAATACTAAAAGCAAGCACTAAAAATGGTAGAGTTCATAGAATTCTACTAATCAAGCAAGTAAACAAAATTATTAGTTAGTTGCTTAATCAATACATTGTAGCCATCTAGATCACAGCCCATTTGGCTACTTTGTATTTGTTTACCTCAAATACAAGTAGTAGGTGAGTAGTTTCAAAACAGTTCGAGTTATCATTCAGTTTACCCTATTTTCTACTTACTTACTACTATGTATTTTAAATAATTACAAGAATTAAGTAATAAGATTAGCTATCTTGTTACTTAAGTTCGTAAGCCTGTACAATGTGAATTAACCCACATCAGGCTGGTTACAGTTGTCGATAGACTACCAACATGTCAAATAGCATGTTGAAAGCTAACGAGAGTTAGTAACAACCGAATGCTGCACACTAGAGATAACGAGTAGGTTATCATTAGCAAATGCACAGAACACAAGGTCAAAGTATGTCGAGCCTTGCTGTGTCGTAAGATTAATACAATGGACAAGAGTGGAGACACTATCAAACTTGTTTGAGTATGCCAGTTATGGTATGACTATGTGCTAATCCAGGACAGATTCCTGGCAACTAAATCAACAGCATTGTGAGTATACTCAAATCTCACACGGACACATTAAGTATAGTGTTTAGTATGTAAAAATACTGAACACTTATACTTAATAAAAAGTTTTAGCTCAGTAACAATACAAGTCCCTATTGTTAATACAGATACCTTAATTCTTTTCATGTTTTGTATTCAGCTATGCATCTATAGCACGTATCTGTAGAGATAGGTCATCTATGACGACAATTTGCTACTGAGCTAGTATTAAGAAAAGAAAGTATAGTTTAACAATAGTGCCTTTCCTTCCTCACATAGTGAGGTTTAAAGTTAGTGTTGAGTGATACTATCATTGTCACTATTGTTCTACTATACTATCAAGGAGAAAACAATGAACATATTAGAAGCAATACTATCTTACGATTCAACTATTGGATTACGAGGTAGTTTAACCACATTCAAAAAATACTTAAAAGGTGTAGATGTTGACTACGAAATACCAAGAGAGTTAATTAAATACCTTTACCATGTTAATTACGAGAGATATAGAATGGATAAGTGTTGGATTGAATTAGACAGTAGTTTTCTCAGATACCTTCACGTAACAACAAACTATGACTTTCTAGTAAAGTTAATAGTTGACAAGGATCAGAAATGTTACTTAATACCAAGAAGAAAGTATTTTGAGTTGACTGACAAAGGAGGAATAGTCAAATGAGAACATTAAATTGACTATTATTTAGAAGAAAGCAAACTAACAATATACATAAATTGTCTAAAAAAGCACTAATCAGCCTAGTGACTGACTTATCTAAAGAGAATAATGAGTTAAACGAATTAATATCTTTTGAAGATAGAGTAACAGACAGTTATGAAAGATATCGTTAGTTGTTATCTTCTATTACACTGATAGCAAAGCAATAGGTAGTTCAGAAATGTTCTACCTATTGCATTAACCAAGGAGTAACAAATGAGCTTTACCATGGAAGATTATGCAGATGAGATATTTCAAATGAAAGAGGAGAAACTAATGAATAACGATAGAATATTACTTCACTTAAACAGAAAAATGTTTAGTTTATGTAATAATTATGATACAAGAGAGATATGGAAAAACATATTTACCCTTGAAAACAATACTCTACTAGTTGAACTAGAAGAGAAAGATTATCCTACTAATTTAAATAATATGATTAGATGGATATCAAAAAGAATTGAAAAAAGATTAGAAGTTGGTAAGTCTAGCTATTTAGCAGAAGTACCAATTACTAAAGAAGAATGTGAAGAACATTCAAGAGACAATCTAGAAGAAGCAATAGATGAGCTACTAGATTTGTTAGTCTACTTAACAGCAACTATATTGTCTGATAAGGAGATAGTTATAAGAGACTTGCTAAAAAGAGAACTAAATTCGTTGTTATTTAGTGCCTTTACTCTTGCAGTATCTTATAAAGTTCAACAACAACGACTAACTATAGGAGAAACAACCAATGAGTGAAAATTCTGTTGTTTTAAAGGTAATGATGCCAGGTGCTCAGCACTTTACATCATTAGATGTTCCTTCTGAAGTAGTGAATCTTAGAACTCTAAGAAGTCACTTATCAGAAGCAGGACACACAAATGTCAGTGATGCTGTAACATACGTAGGAGAGACACAAGCTCTTGACGAAGCAAAAAGTTTTACTGACTACGAAAACGCTGATGGCACATTGTATATCACTTTCGTAAATGAGAACAAAACTGGTGGACTCGTAAGATACTACCAGGAACTGTTGTCAATTTAATAGCGGTTAGGTTTCAGCCACGCTAGATCAGTAAAGAGACTATAGTAGGAAGCATATAGGGGCATTGCTTTCTACTATGTAGTCTCTAATATTAACCAATAAAAAACTAATGTAGGAGTAACAACATATGAACTTAGAACACACATATGGAAGAAGAAGTTTGGATATAGAAGAATATAAACCAAGCAAATCATCTGATCACATGTCAGGTGCAATGATATCTAAGGTAGTTCTAGATGGTCCACTTAAAATGTTAATGGAAAAGATAGAACAATTCAATAATGACTGGATACGACCAAGATATCTTAACAATAATAGATCAGTGCTTAGTCCTTTAGAAGATATAGGACTAACTAATAAACTTAATTGGCAAAGAGGAACTGTCAATACAATAGAACAATTGTTTGTTGATAGATTACTACAATTCAATAAAGGTGGTGCTATTGGACTTAAGTTTGTTAGAAGACCAAAGTCAACTAGAAGACAATGGATGAGAGCACAAAATGACTTAGATTCAATAGAGACGTCATTAAAGCAAATTAAAAGTGTTGGTAAAAACAACTTAACAGATGAGTCTGAAAGAAAAAGAATGGAAAACTTTCTAGATGAAGCACTAGAATGGTTCTTTAATAATGTAGATTCTGGAATTGAAATGTATAAAAATTCAGAAAATATTAGCATACATCCATACTTTGTTAGTTTGCAAGGAATACAAAGATCTGAATCAACATCAGAATCAAGAATGACTTACAACGGAAACAGATACAAAATAGATGAACCTTACATAGAAGCACTAGATATGTATAGAAATTTACATAAAGAGTTTATTGTAGCAGTTCATTTTCATAATCCAACAATAAAATACCATACAAATGATAGTGAATATATAGGTGATATAGATACAGAACCTGTAACAGTATTATTTAGATATCACTTAACATCACTAGTACAAAGATGGATAGATGACTGGTATGGTATTTGGCAAGAATATGACAGTTCTAAAAATAGCTTTTGTAAATATGGTCCAATGGAAGATAATAAGCCAGAACCATATGAAAGTAGAAAAGAATGGTTACATGAAATGCTAAATAGACAGGATCATCATAGTAATCTACCACTTATGTTGGGAGATAGATCAATAACTTGGTTAGGTGGTGACCCTCAACAAAGAATGTATCGAAGTGAATTAGAAGACCCTGGATACAGCAATTACGACTTTGAAGAAGGTAGCTACCACAGTATGTCAGGATTTGATGTATCAGGAATATATCACGGACATAATGACGGAACCTTCTTTCCATTCATTAACAGAACAAGTAGAACTGGACAATCTGGCTGGGGAGTACTTACTCAGAAGAAATTCTTCAGTAAATTGTTTAAGGACATGTTTGGAAAAGAGAAAGAAGGTATGATAAGAGAGGGTGAACTTAAGAAACATTTCACTCAAAATGGAGATAGAAATTATGACAGAGAGTGGCAGTTTACTCACTCTATGCCAAAAGCTTGTTGCTTTGGTAACCTTCAGAATGATATCTATCAGGCTGGTAGAAAAGGTAACTTTACTGGCTTAGGAATTCTCTTAACAAAGTGGATGGACTACTACAATGACAGAACAAATCCACTAAACTCTCTAAACAACTGTATACTAACACTACCTCCAGATTCTGAAGGTATGGGAGAAAAGAGAGGAAGTACTGACTGGGCTGCTGGTCAGTTACTACTAAGAAATGGTCTAGGTCAAAAGATTAGCAGACCATTTGGATACTTTGACTTTGTAGAAGATTGTAGATCAGTTAACTTTGATTTAACAAGTATCGCACTTCTTAAATCTGATGATAGATACTATTTTCAACATATAAGTGAGTATGTCAACAAAATACAAGCAGCATTCAGATACTTTAGATCTAAAAAGCCTGATCACATGGGCAGTAGATATAGAGGATACGGTAGAAGTAGAAGAGATAGTAATGCACCTGATTTAGATAATGTAATACATACAGGATCAGAAAACTTTGATGAATACTTTATCAAAGAAGTAATTCAGGAGACATTAAGTTTCGAATATCAATCAGAAAAAGTTGAAAACTGGAAAAATACACAATACCAGGTCAATCGTGATATCGAGGAGCTAGAAGACACTGCAATTCTACAATCTGAAGAAAATACATATGGAAAGATGCTAAGAGAGGCTGCTAACCCAGAATCAAGGCCTATACTTAGAAATTACCATTCAGCTTATAGGTATGAATCAGATTATACATTGTCAGTAATAGATATGTATAAAGTATTTACAGATACATATCTTGAAATAAAAGCAAGCAAAGATCCTCAAAACTACCACTTCGTAACTAAGTATGAAGAAAGTATGTCAGAAGGTGAATACCCTCTTGAAATGTTTCTTTACGATCTTTGTGCTAGAGTAATATCTCAAATGCAAAGAGAAGAAATTAACGAAGCTGTGCATGAACCTGAGGAAGTGCATGTAGATACAGAAGAAACAGTAGCTGATTTCCTTGATAATATAATATCAGAAAGAGTTGCTGAGGATGAAGCAAATAGCAGTTCATTTGACTTTACCACGGAAGAAGGTAGAGCAGAATGGTCTGCACACATAAGAAGGAGAAACAACCGATGAGTAAGTTCAAAATGGATAGTCAAGACTGGGACAAGATAATAATGTATGCCAAAGTGGCATGGGAAGAAGATCAGTCAGAAATAGGTGGTATGTTAATAGCATCTAAGAACAATGATGGTGACTTTGTATTGTCTGAACCAGTTATCCTTAAACAACAAGTTAGTGGTAGTAACACTATACTTGATAAAGAAGCCTTAGCAAAATACTATTCTAAAACAGCAATAAAGCATGCTGGTAAAGATATAGTATTTGTATGGTGGCATAGTCATCATACTATGGCAGCTTTCTGGTCAGGTACCGACCTAGCAACTATTGACACTACTAAAACTGGTAGTGTCAGTATGTCGTTAGTAGTTAACCTGAAAGAAGAATATCTATTTAGAGTTAATATTTGGCAACCAATAGAGGCACACCAAGACTTAACTATAGATATTATAAGGCCAGAAAAGAAAATACCTAAAAGTATAGTTAAAGAATATAAGAAATTATGTTCTGATATACCTACTGTAAAAATAGCTAGTAAGCATAAACCAATAATTCCAAGTAACTATTATTATAGCAATAATAATTACTGGAATCAAGTGAATGAAATGGATCAGGAATATACACAGTTAGAATCTGTTCTTGATGACATGCTTACTGATTACTACTGTGAAACTATCAAGTATAAAGAGTTTAATGAGAGAATTACTGCATTAAATGAAGAACTAGAAGGAAACAGAAGTGAATTAAGAGTAAAAGAAACTACAAAAAGAGAGATAGACAAATTAGCATCAACAAATAAAGATGGATTTAATGCTGCTACCTTAATTACTGTAGTTAAAAAACAACTTAATTTGTGGGGTAATTAACTATGAAAGGAGAATCATACGACCATAATGGTAATCCTATCAAAAAGTACAAATCCAAAGAGTGGCCTTTCAAGACTAAGAAAGCAGAAGCTGAAGCTAGAAAGGCCATTCATAAAGAAACAGGAAATGGATGGTGGTACTTTGAAGGATGGAACCCTAGAGTCTACAGGAGATTACCCTGGATAATGCAATTTCACAAAGAATACAAACAGTTTCTAAAGTATAGGAGGAACAAAAAATGAGAGAAAGATACGAAGGATTAGTTAATAACTATGATAAGTATACTTACCATATACTAGGATGTGGAGCAATAGGTAGTGCTGCTGCTACTCAGCTAGTAAGAATGGGTGCTAATAATCTTGTTCTGTATGATATGGATACAGTTGGCACTGAGAATATAGGAGTATCGCAATATACTCGTGAAGATCTTAACAAGTTAAAAGTAGAAGCTTTAAGAGAGCAGCTAAAGAAGATAAATCCAGATTGTGCAGTAAATACATTCAATAATAGATTTAATGTAAATGACTGGAGACCTAGAAACTCAGCTACTAACGATGTAGTTGTATTAGGATTTGACTCAATGGCTTCAAGAAAAGAAGCTATGGAGATAATATTGCACTCAGATAGACCAGCTTTTGTAATAGATGGTAGAATGGGAGCAGAGCATTATCACCAAGTAGTTCTTGCAAGTCCTACTTTAAATGCTTATATTAAACACTGGTATAGTGACGAACAAGGTGATCCAGAACCATGTAATGCAAAAGCAACAAGTTATTGCAGTAACATGTCTGGTAGCTTTATTTCAGACACTATAAAGAAATTACTTACTAATAGTGTTTACTATAAAGAGTTATCATTTCACTTTCCAAGTCTTACAATGAGAAGATCTGGAGTTGTGGATAATCAATAATATAGGTGGCGGTGGTAGTGCTTATACTCTTCACTACGATCTACTATATCCATTACTACTACCGCCCCACATTTAGGAGAAACAAATGAGTGATAATAAAATCTTAGAACTACAAAAAGAAGTATCTGAATCAGTTAATAAATTAAGAGACTTAGGTTTCTTAGTAAAAGTTAGTTATTCAGGTGAGTTAGATATCAATAAACTATCTATTGTAGTAGAATTTGTAGCAATTGAACACCAAAAGAGATCAGAGATACTTAAAGCTAAGGAAGAAGGTGATAAGTTAAAAGTTCAAAAGCTACAACAGGAAGCAGGTTAATATGAAATATACTACTGAAGTCACAAATCAAATACATAAAATATTAGATTACATGTGGCACGATGAAAAGAATCACTTTAATGGTGAGGAAGATCACATGTTTTATGTTCTTATTAAGCTTGTTGTAGCATATAAAGTTGAAGCTTTATATGTAGATATACTTAGAACACTATCAAATATATTGGATGATAGGAAATTAGACTTATCACAAGATGATAGAAAAAAATTAGTTGATAACATAAAACTAATTAAAAATACTGACTTATTCTATGAGAATGACGATGATACCTTAGTATGTAGTAACTGCATATCTCCAGGAGTTTATATACAACAGTTTATAAATCCAAATGATGGCAGCACATACATAGACAATGATTACGAAATGATAGCAATATGTGAATATTGTAATTTTGAAGAAACGGAATTAGTTCCGCTTTCTAAAGCAGAAAAATAATATTTGCATTATTGGTATTACTTTTGTATATTAAGCTATATTGGTTAATATAGTGCATATAATTAGAAGTACTTAATTGAAATTCAAGTATAGCCTAGCTTTTAACCTAGGTTTGAGAGGATCAGTTAAGTGCTTTTAATTATCAATACTAATAGTTAAAATAAAAGGACAAGAATATGAAGTTTAAAGGTAAAGAATATACTGAAGTAAAAGATAGATTAGCTGGATTCTTATCAGATTATCCAGGATCTACAATTCAAACTGAATTAGTCTCAGTAAGTTCTATAACAGACACACCAAGCGGAGAACAATGCAATGAATATGTTGTTAAAGCAACGGTGGTCCCAAACCCATTACAAGAACCAGAAATTTATTACACAGGCTATGCAGCCGAACGTGATAATACTGGATTTGTAAACAAAACATCAGCTCTAGAAAATTGTGAAACATCTGCAGTTGGAAGAGCTCTTGCATTTGCAGGATTTGGTGGTGACTTTGCAATTGCTTCTAAAGAAGAAGTAGAAAATGCAAAAGCAGCACAAAAGAAATCAGCTGTAACTGTAGATATGTTAGATAAGTTAGATACATTATCTAGGAAAGTTAAGCCATATATCGGTGAAGAACATTTCAAAACATACAGAGACAGAAGATCTGCTGGATTTTACGATACTAAAGTAAGATACAATAAGACTATGGATTTCTTTACAAAGTCTATCCCAGCACCAGTTGAGGAGGTTGCAGATGGAAGTAAATAAAGAATCTGTTGAAAGATACAATGTAACTGCAGAGCCAGGAGACATTGAAAACTTTGTAAACAGTCAAGGCCACTTTATATTGTACAATTTACCTATACTAGAAGAAGGAACTATAGACATGTCAAAATGTTTACAAAACTTCAAACAGTATTTAGAAAAATTGAATACACAATATGAAGAAGCTGCTAGAGAACGTAATTTGGATCATGCTATGGACAATATGGAAGCAGCTGATAGTGAAGATCCACTAACAGGAGAACAATAATATGGCAATTACAGGTACAAAAGTAGCATCAGGAACAACACTTAGAAACTATTTCGTTAATGAGTGTAAAATTACTGACGCTGAAGTAATGGAAAGTCAATACACTGATCTTAGTATTAAATTATCATTAGAAGACAAAGATAACAGCTATACGTATACATGCTTTGTTAATCAGAACTTTGATAAAGATACTAATGGTGTTGTTGTAGATATGGCATTTCCAGCAGATCTTAATACCTTATACCTAGCTGCAGGAGCAGACTTAAATGTTTCTGACAATGGTACTTTATCACCTAAATCTTTAGAAGCTTTAGTTGATAAGGAAATAGCATGTATTACTTATAGTTCCACAGGAAAATATAAGAGAAATACATGGGGTGTTGTATCTAGTCTTAACAAAAAAGATGATCTTGAAAAGTTGTTTATGAAACAAGTTGAGAAAGGTTATCCAAAAGACTATAAGAAACCGTCACAGATGGAACAAGATGTCATGGACACATTAATCAATAATGATGCAGGTGATAAAGTTGAATCTGATGACTTACCATTCTAATGACTATGGAAGAAATAGTAGTTAACTGGATCAAAAGTCGTGTTAGATCCAATGCTAACTTCTATAGTTATGAATTTGAAGAAGCAATACCAGTTTATGGAAGACTTACAACAGGTAAGGTACATACTGCAAGTTCTTATTCTAGGACATTTAGAAAGATACGTGAAAGTAATGTATTAGATAAACATGGTATTAGTTTAACTGAAATACAACACAATACGAATGGTAAGGTAAAAGGATGGAAAATAGAAACACTGTAATCGAAGTGATCCAAGGTAGTCTATCAAATAGAAATAAAGTAGCTACATTAGATGTCTATAACAAGATTGAAGAAAAGAATAGTTTTGGTAAAGAAATGTACCGATCATACTATTCATTTGACTCAACCTTTGGTGACTATGTATTAACTAACAAAACAGTTAAAGGTTTTGACGGTTTAGCTTACGTAGATACTATTACTATAGATATAGACAAATCAGATCACAACGATGATAAGTTCCAAGAATATGTTAGATATTGCTTGAATGAGTTGTTTGACTTTGACGTTAGGCAAGAAGATATTAATTTGTGGTTTAGTGGAAATGGTTATCACATTGAACTACAAAATGTATTTGGTTTTCAACCAAGTAAAAATCTTCATACTAAAGTTAAAGCTACAATGAAAGAATACTTTACTTTTGGAGATAATATATATGACAAAACTAGAATCATTAGATCCAAGTGGTCATTAAATCCAAAAAGTAAGTTGTATAAAGTATTCATACCAATACAATACATATGGGACTTATCATATAGTGATGTTTGTAAAATAGCAACTTCTAAAAGAAGTTATACTAATTTTGCAAAATCAAAAGAAGGATTCTACAATACTTTAAATACCAATAAAGAGGTAGAACCTTATTTACAAAAGTACATAATTACTTCACCATCGGTTGTTCAATCCAATACGAACAAGACAGGGGATACTACATCTGTTGTTACTTGCGTACAACATATCTTTAATGAAGGACCTACACAAGGTTCCAGAAATACAAAGATAATGCGTATGTCAAGTTCTTACAAGAGAGCAGGTATTCCCTATCTTGTAACCTTACAAGGTATGATAAATTGGGCTAATGGACAACTCGATCCAGATGAAGTAACTAGAACAGTTAGCAATATATATGAAGAAAACTATATGTATGGTTGTCAAGATGTTATTATGGCAGAATACTGTGATCCAAAATGTATTCACTTTAAAAGAAAAGATTACATGATGGACATTAAAGATGTTATGGCACTTGAAGATTACTTCAAAGCATACATAGAAAATGATATGACTAAGAAGTCTATAGATCTGAAAGATATATTTAACTGTAACAGTTTTGTATTTAAACCAGGTGAATTAGTAATTTGTAGTGGTGATACAGGAATGGGTAAATCAGCTTTTGTTCAGAACATTGTAGCAAAAGCTAAAAAAGATACTTTATTTCTATCACTAGAAATGAACGAAATATTAACATTCAGAAGATTTGTTCAAATTGCAAAAAAGAAGAATGCTCAATGGGTTATTGATCAATACAAAAATAATCCAGAGATCTCTTTTCAAGATGAATTAGGACATATTAAGATTGTTACTATAGCACCAGATATCGAAGCTGTTAAAAAGATAGTAGCTCAACATGAACCAAATGTTCTAGTTGTAGATACTACTGATGAATTGCAATCTAATTACAAAGCATCAGACATAGAAAAGCAAAACAATATTATAGATGGCTTAAAGGGCATAGCTCAAAGAAATCATACTATTGTTATTGCAGTACATCATATCAATAAAGTTAGTGCTTCTCAAGGAGTTGTAGGATTACACTCTTTAAAAGGTTCTACCAATGTTGTACAGAAAGCAGATAAAGTTCTTGTAGTTAAGGGAAATCGTAACGAAATTCATAGAGTCATCAACTCTGAGAAATCTAGAGATGAAGGCAGATTTGAAATGATTGCAGAATTTGACTACAATACTTTCACATTTAATAAAACAGAAATACAATAAGGAGAAGAAAAGGATATGAAATATCTAAAATACTTAATTGATATAAAGATGCATAATACTGAAGTGATGAATCATACAGGTAATCACTTTGTAATAAAACTATTTACTTTTATAGCTATGGGTGCAAGTTATATACCAGTAGACTTTGCAAACAAAGTTACTTTCTTCGTAAGAATCTTTGATAAATTAGAATTTGAATGGGCAATTATGCTCTGGAAAGCTTCTAAAGAACCAAAGGAAATTAGGATGAAAATGTATGACGCATAGAAATAAAATACGTGGCAATAATTTAGAGCGTGAAATCGTCAATATCGCCAAAGAAGCTGGGCTCTCTGCAAAGAGGGCCTATGCCTCAGATGGTAGATCTTTAGGAAAATCTGAAGTAGTTGACGTAATCGTTGAAGATTTTTGCATTCAAGCCAAAAGAAAGAAAAAGATAGCACAATGGCTATATCCAGATTATCATGGAGATGATGTTGATCTAGTAGTAACAAGAATGGATCGTAAAGAACCATTAGTTGTTATGACATTAGAGAAATTCATAGAAATAATATCAGAAAAAAAGAATATGCCCCTATCAGATAAAAAAGAACTTGAACTACTAAGGTCTTTATCTGGAGAAGGTGTATAAGGAGATGAAATGAAGGAGTTTAATATAAAACTAAATTCAGTAGCTGAGTTAGTAATACTGAAAAATGCATTAGTTAACTATAAGAAAGCACCATTTCTTTCAAAGCAAGAGATCAAACTAGTAGAAAAATTACTAGATGAGATAAACGAGTTATAAATTTGTAGGTACACTGTTTAAATAAATTAACAATTAATACGCTTTAAAAGGAAGCGGGTGGGTATCCAATCCCATTTACCCCTTTAGTAACGTAAATAATTAGACTTTTGATAAACAATTGGTTGGCACCGTGTACCTACAAAACTTTAAGGAGAAATATGAGACCATTAAGAAATGAAGTTATACTAGAAGAAATACCTAAAGAATCTAAAACTGAATCAGGTATTGTATTAACAGATGATTATCATACATCTAGAGATAAAACTATACTAGCTAAGGTAGTAGAAGTTGCAGATGCAGTTAAGTCTCTTAAGATCAATGATAAAGTTTTAATTCAAGCTGGTGGTTACAAAGTAAATATAGATGGAAAGGAGTTAGTATTCATGGAAGAAAGTCAAATACTAGCTAAATATGATGAAAGTTGATATTAATAAAGCTTGGTCATTAAAGCATGAATACCACTTAAATAAAAATAATATGATATTTAAGAAAGATTTTCCACTAAAACGACTTTTAGCTGAATTAACAGAAGAAAATAACAAGTTAAAGAAAAAAAGATTACGAGAATAGCCCTAGAAGCTTGTAATCTTTTTTTTTAGTAGTAAGTACCCAGTAAATAATTATATCACCATTAAGGCATTAAATAGAGCCTTAAACATCAGAATCGTCAATTTCTGACTCAATATTCTCAATTTCGTTATTAGCTTCTATCTGATCACGTCTATACTGATGTATTCTATGTAAAGGAAGCCCAGTCATAAAATCTACAGCCATTGCAGGACTCTGATATGTTCTATATAGATCACGTCCTAATCTACCAAATGGAAAATATGTAGCTGCATGGAACTTAAAGAAGTTATCATAACTACCATTTATAGTTGCAGTTATTGGTGGTAATATAAATCTTGCAGCTGGTGGAGTAACTGCTTGCAATGGTGCTAACACTTTAGATGGATACTGATTAAAGAAAGCACGTTCTCTTTCTTCTTCATCACCTAATAGTAATTGAGCTGTATCTTGCATCCAATTCATTGGTGGTGATAGTGAATATTCAAATATACTTGCAACAAATGCATTTGCTAGTGCTAAAGAGAACATATCAAAAGATACTTGTCTTTGAAATCTTTTACTTGCTATCTTTTTATAGTCAAAACCTACTGATCTAGCATTTCTGTATATATCAAGTCTTCTTCTAATACTATTCCAAGCATAAGGCTGGAATCTTGTCATAACACGACCTAGTGCAGTATTTGAGAAGTTAGATCTTTCAGTAGCTTGATAAAGGAACTGAGAAGCTTTAACTGTATCTAAAGATAGTTTAATTAACCCAGGATTGTTAAATGAAATATTACGAGTAGCATAACCATCAGGAGTAGATAATGTATTAGTTTTATGGAATATCATACCAGATAAGAAAGCTTGTCCTCTAAGTATTCTTTCAGATTCTCTCATGAAGAAAGCACCCATATCAGTAATAGATTCAGTTACTTTATATTCTCTTGCTAACTCCCACATAGTAGCTTCTCTTAATCTGTTTCTACTTGCTGGTGTTACCATATCATAACCAGATGCTCTAGCGTCTGCTAATCTATTTGCAAACTCTCTAACTACAGTAGCTGCATTATTTCTACCAAAATGTTTTTCTACAGCAACTAATTGCAATTGTGTAGTGTCAAATACACCAATACTACCATCCATCCAGTTAAATATATCTTCTCTATTAGTCATTGGTTTTTGTTCAACTTTTGAAGTTACTGGATCAACATATTCATAAGTAGCACGCTCCATTTGTGCAGTTTCATAATTATACTCTACAAAAAGATTCTTCAACATCCACTCAGTATTAAAAGATTTTCTCACAGGACCTAAACCAACATCTGTAATAAGATTACCAAAACCACCTATAAAGTTAGTAATAGGAGTTTTAGGAGCAGACAATAAAGAAACAAGTTCATACTTACCTTCTAAATTACTAAGATATCTAATTCCCTCATTTACTTGAGAACGTGCTTGAGCAGGATCACTAGATAGTGGACCAAATAATCTACCTCCAAGAGCATCATTAATTCCTTGCATTCTACGACCTACAGCATCATCACTAGTCATGTGGTATAAACTTCCGTATTTATTTGTTAAATTAGGACGTTTCAATACACGGCTTGCATTGGCTTTTAGTTCTCTGTAATACGCACTGTCAGCTTTTTCGATATTGGCTTTATGCATCATTATTAAATTAGCTTTTCTATCAGGAGATATATCAATAGATCTTTTAAAGTCATATATTAAATCATGCTCTGCCTTTGAAAGCTTTAAACCTTTTGTTGAAAAATTATTATCGATAAAACTTTGATACAACGGTTTATGTTTTTCTTGTATACCATGTATATCTATAGGCTTATGATGACTCATTCCCATCATATTTAATGCAGCATCTCTTAAATACCCAGACCAACCTAAAGCATTTATATCATTTTCAACATTATTAACTCTATCAAATTTTTTAACAATCATTTCAAGATTAAGACCAGTAACATTAGTTAAATGGGATTTAGTGAGTATATTACCGTATTTTCTTAAAGCTTCTACATCTAATCGATAAAAAGGCATAATCCAACGTCCTCTTTTATGCATATTAGCAGGAGTATAATCACCTATGTATCTATTGTTTCCAGATCTATCTCTAGTCATTAAATCACTAATTGCTAACTCATTTCCCATCTGTCCTTCAAGTGCAGAATTAGTAAACTCTGCTTGAGTTAAAGATAACATCTTTGCTTTTTGTAATTGTTTAGCTTCTGTAAAAGTAAGAGGTCTTCCTCTTTCGGGATTAACAAGAATCATTTGATTTCTAATTTCTGGATCTAACTTATCTGGAGTGGTTATAGTAGCCATTTCTTTATCAGCAATTTCTAACATTAGTTCTTGAATTTTTTCTGCATTTTTTTGTATTTCTGTATGACCAACTCTAGGGTGATAACCAGATTCAATTATAGAGTTATCAAACATTTTCATATAATCACTATTTACTGAAATTTCTCTCATAACCCATTCTTTAACTTTATCTTTTTGTTTTTGTGTTAATTTTTCAGGTCTACTTAAATCCCATTTTGTAAATTTATCTTGTGCTCTATCTTTTATTTTCATTGCATTTTTTATAAATATCATATCATTAAAACTTGGTAGTAAGTGTTGAGATATTTCTCTATTATTAAACTGTCCAGTAATATCAGATTTTTTAGTACTTCCATCTCTTTTTATATATGCTCCTTGATAGTTCATAAGGGAATAATAATATGCTATATATCTATCTTGCTTAAAAAGACCAGTTTCTTTATCATAAAACATCTTTTCTAGTTCTTGAATTTGATACTTATATCCATCTTTTTCTGTATACTTTTCTTTTCTAGAAAATTCATCTTTAGGAAACCACATTTTGAATTTTGGATTCCATGAACTAATATGTAGAAAAGTTTCTTTAATATTTTTATGCCTAGATTCTATATAACTATCTGCCACCCATTTTGTAAATGATTTATGTTTCTTAATTAATTCTTGAACAAAAATATGAGGAGGTAAATTATTACCTAAATAAGGTATTTTAACTCCTTCATTTTGTAATTGATCAATTAACTTTTTAGAATCTTTATATTTTTTCTTTAAATAGTTATTACTGTGAAAGCTATTGCGTGCCTTTTCATTTTTACCTATTTCAAGATATTCAATACTATTAATAGCATGTTCTTCAAGTAATTTACGATGTCTAGCAAGTTCTTTACTGTCTGATGTTAAAATTTCTCCAAAGTGACCAACATGAGTTTTCTCAATATTATCTCTAGCTGCTTTAGTAATTGTATCTGTAAAATCTATATGCTCTTTTATTAACTGCAATGAAGACATTGGTTGCTCCATATATTCAGATTTAATATCTCCATTTACCATCATTTTATTTTCAAGCATAGGTTTTAATTCTAAATCACTTTCCATAAATCCTAATCTTTCTCCAGCATAATCATAAAACCATACATGATCACTCTTCCTTGGTTTTTCTTTAAACTTACCATCTCTACCAACCAATCCTGTCATAGGTTTAAAAGAACGTTCTAATTGCTTTACAAATAAAAGAGCCTCTTTACTATTCATAGAAGCTAAATCTCTTACAATTCCTTCACTATCTTTTGTAAATTTTCCAAAATACCAATCTAAATTCTCTAATACTTGAGGATGTTTTTCTATTAAACCTCTAAAAGCATCTAAAACTTTTTGATTTTCTGGAGTTATTGGCTCAAGAATATTACTATCTAAACGTTCTAAAAAGCTAAATGGTTTCTTAAAAGCTCTTTTAATAGTTGATACAGTTCGTTGTTTAACTACATCTGGATCTTGTTTTTTATCTCTAAACTTTCTTGCTAAACCTTTTAATACTTCCTTTTGAGATGTTAGTGTTCCAAAGATATTATCAACATCTCCTAGTTCTTCTCCAATAACTTTTTTCTTTCCTTCTGGATCTGTTCCGTAAATCTTTTTTGTCTTACTAACTTTTAATTTTTTTTGCTCTTTTTTAAACTTCTTAATATCTGTATCTACTTCTTCTTGTTTAGTTTTAACAATCTTTTTATTATTAACAGTATTGATATCTAAAATTTGATCAGCAGAATTAGTCTGATAAAGTGTTCTAATAAAATCACTTGTTTCTTTAGGTAGTTTAACATTTTTATTAACAGATTCTAAACCTTTACTCAAAATCTCTTTTTTTAATTTAAGTAAAGCTATTCTATTTTCAGGTTTAACCATTTTAGTTCTATCAAAGTGAGAAATTCTTTGAAATAAAACATTTAAAGCATCTTCTCTAAATCTAATAGCTTGTTCTAATTTTAATAAATTATTATCCTTTGAAAATTTATCATAAGTTTCAGGAGTAAGTGCAGAGAGTTGTTCTGGGGTAAACTTTCTTTTACCATCTACTGTTTTTTGAGTTAATTTGTTTGCAATATATCTACTATGATTGTTAACAAGTTTCATTAAATCTTCAGTAGTTTTATTAGCTAATTCTTTAAACCTAAATCTAGGATTAGCCTTTAAATATGCATCAATTACTAATTCTATGTCTTTAATAAAAGGTTTATAAGATGGAATTTTATTATATCTAACTTTTAATTTTGCTAATTCTTGATTAATCCATTTATAATCTAATCTTTCTCTAGGTACTGTATAACCAGTATTGTCTCTAAAATTATTTGATCCATAATACCATGTTTCTTTTATCTGATTAACTCTTGTTTGAATATCTTTAATTAAATTAAATGCTTCATGGACATTCATTTCAGTTAATCTGCTTTTAGCAACCTTGGTAATAAACATATCAGAAACATAATCAGCAACATTTAAATTAAGAGCATTATCAAAATGATTTTCAATTTCTCTTGTAGGTGTCATTGCTAAAGTTTTATAATTTTTGTTAGCAATATCTTTTAAGTTTTTAAACATAAAATTACCACTTCTTTTTAAAGAGAATATAGCTTGAGTTTCATGTCTGTAATTAGGTATTAAACCATATTTATCAAAATATTTACTATTTATTAATCTTTTTTGTAACTCAGTAGTCATTCTTAATACAAAATCATAAGGTTCTATAGAGTTATCATATAGGTGTTCAAATCCTCTATAAGATTGTAAATATTCAAAAGAATCTATAGTCCAATCAGTTCTATCGGCTAGCTTTTTAGCTGTATTATATACTTGTAAATCATATCTATAGTTTGGATTGCTAATAAATTCGTTAAAAACCCTTGGAGATTCGTTAATTTCTTTCATTGAAGGCATACCATGTATTAATTTATAAGTATCTGCTAAGTTTTGAATTTCTTGAATTTTTCTAACAGGAATCCATTTACCTGCTTTATTTTTATATTTAGCTTGTGTGCTAGTAGTATTAAGCCAACTTATACTACTATGTTTACCTAAATCTTTCCATACACCTTGGCTTAATCTTTGAACTCTAAAATATTTATTCCAAGTCATTTCAGCTATTTGAAAATTACTAGGAATATTTAAATATTTAGGACTATCTGCATATCCATTTTTTATTTTTAAAGCATCTACTTCAAACTGTTTAAGAAGCACATCATAATCTTTTAAATTAGTAGATGTCATAGGTTTTCCTTTACCATCTAATAAAACTATTCTATGATCAAAACTATTATCAAAATATGCATTCTGTTTATTGTCAGTTTTAGTAACATTGACTAACATATAAGGAATTTCTCTAGAAGGTTCTGTAATTTTAGTATTAATAACCGCATCCATTACAGATAATTGTCTATCTAATGAATTAATAGCACCACCCATAGATTCTTTACCTACAGCAGCACTTCTACCAGCTTCAAGCCTAGGCCATGGTGTTACCATATCTATTAAGACGTCATTAGAAGTTTTAGCTTCATAAGGAGTAAAATATCCATCTTTAATCAACCAATCAGGTGGAGTTTCTAAATTAATTAATTCACCTTTTTCGTCTTTTAAAAACTCTTGATTTCTAGCAAATTCTTCTCTTAATTCTTTTGGGATATTTCTAAATACAAAAGCTTCATCAAAATCATTATCTGCACCATCCATATAATATTTATCTTTAGGACCTACATATAATCCAATTCCATCTCTATTTACAAAACCACCAAACCTTGGAACTCTAGCACCACTAACAGCACTATTAGGAACACGAAGTAATACCTGTCCATCTAAAACTTCTTGTATAGCTATAGCTTCTGTTTTATCTAACTTTGTATTTCTAAGCATATCCCATGCTTGTCCCATAGTTTTAATAGCTTTTATTTGTGGTATTCTAACAGGTTTATCTCTAACGTCTCTACCCATCATAAATAAACCATCACCGACTCCTGTTCTAATTTTGTTAGGACCTTGATTTTTTCTAGGTTTATGTAGAACTAATTCTTCTGCATTTAAACCATTTAATGTTGTTTGAAATGCATCTGGATCTCTCGGTTGTCGTTTCTTGTTTACAAGATGCCTAAATAATGCTTTATTAATAAAATCTTTATATGGATGAGTTGTAAACACTAATGGATCATAGTCATGCATATTAAGAATTTCAGATACTTGGTATTGTTCCATAATATCTTTTTTTAAATCTGCAGACTTTTGAGGGTCCCAAACTTGTGAAGATATATCTAATTCATTTGATTCAACTATTTTCTTTAAAACTTGTTTAAAAACAGGATTGTCTATACCTCCTCTGGTTACATCATTTTTCATTTCTATGATAACATCTTCTGGAACCATATGAATATCAAAATCACGAGTTAATTCTTTTCCTGCTCTAAAATTATTAATAATTTCAGTACCTAAAACTGGATCTCCTGCATTACTAAGGTCTATCCAATCTGATACTGCTTTATCTAATCGATCTCCCCTTTCAATGCTTTCACCTCTAATTCTAGACATAGATATTGAATCATACAACTGCTTACCTACGCTAGCTCCTCTGTTCATATGAGAAGAATTTTGCCTTACACCTAAATCTATATACCATTCATTCCAATTATAATCAACAATATTTTTATCATTAATACCACCTTCAAAGAAATACTCTTTTGTTTTTTCATTAAATCTTAATCTCGCTAAATTAAAATTGCCTTTATTTGTTTTTCCTCCACTTTCATAAAAAATATCATGAATATTAAACTTATGCATTAGTTTGTCTAAAGCATCACTAACTCTTTCAGTACCTATTTTATTTTTAATAAGATTTACATCATTTCTAGCTCCTCTAAAAGCTGTTAATTTTATTTTATCATCTTTAGCATCTATATAATGTCTTTTAGCAACAGCATCAAATACATCCTGTCTTCTTAAGTGAACAGAATCAGTATTGCCTAGCATAATAACTTTATGAACTTCTGCTGGTAAATCTGGAACATAAACAGCTTTTGTTTTACTTCCAGCATCATAAATATTATAATCTTTTCTATTAAGAGGAATATTTGTAGCCCAATCTAAAGATGCATACTTATTGTATTCTACAACATCTTTATAATTTAATTTTTGATTATCATTAGCTCTAACTTCTCTAATACCTTTAATAAGGCTATCAGCTGTAATTTTACCATGCCCCTTTATTCCTTTTAAACTATGTTCTCTTAAAAGATAATAAAGATTTGATATTAGAGTTTTTCTTTCTACGTCTGTTTTAGGCTTTCTGTCTGATTGCCATAATTCTTTTAATACTGATACCTGATCATCTTTACTTAAATAATTATCTTTATATGGATTTTTTTCTGAAATTGCATATGGAGTTACTTCTAAAACTCCTTTATCTTTATAAGCTCTTGAAACATAGTATCCATCTTTTTCTAATTTTTGATTTATTGCATCTAATCCTTCTTTAGTTAAGGTATATTCCCATGCTTTTTTACCTGTGATAGGTTCTTTTTTACCTTTAGGAACTTGATGAGTTAAAATAGGCTTATATTCCATTTTATATAATATAGGCCCTTGAACATTGTCAATTGTTTTAAATGCACGACCTTGTTTTTGATCTATCTGAACAGAAGAAAGAATATAAGATACGTCTTCTACTGTTCCTTTTACATGTCTATCATGTTTATTTTCTGTTCGATATTTAACAAGTATTGTACCATCTATATCTTCACTAGGAAATTGTTCATGATTAAATTCTTCTTTATATGGCTCTTTTTTAAAAGATTTTAAATTTTGAATTCCATGATCAGTTTGTTCTTTAAGATTTCTTTTTATTAAATAAGCTCTACCAAGTTCTTTTCTAATATTTTCTGGAATACTTACTCCAAATTTTATATCAAGTTTTTCAAAAAACTTTATATCACTTGTTGATTTTTCAATCAAATCATTCATTTCCAATTTTACTGTATCAAGTCTTAATTTTTTATTTTGACTTACTATATATTCAGCAGCTATATTTGTAGGTCTTGAAAGAATAGTCTTTGAAGAATGGTCTGAAGAAGCATTCTCTATTTCTTCAATACCTTTTGATATTTCATGCTTATAATCCCCCATTCTTTCTTTAGCATAATCTTTTACAGTTTTAGGAGGCCTTGGGTTTGAAGCTGTAATTTCAACACCACCATTATCTACATTTGGTGGAATAGGAGATGTTTCTACCTTTCCTTCTAACGATTTATCAACTATATAGTCCACATAGTCTTCAAAACTTTTCCAGGTTTTATTACCTGGGACTCTATCATTTCCATGTCCAGCAATATTAATATTTGGAATTTTTCCATTATTTTTTTTAGTTACATTAAGTATAAAGTCTGTTAAATTTTGTGCCTCTATATCAGCCATCTTTTTGCTTTTATACCCTCCAGTAATAATAATATGAGGCCTATATCCTGATAAATATGATGCACTTTTTAATTGTTTTTTACTAGATCCTCTAACCCATTTACCTTCTGACGCATATCCTATAGTTTTATTAGTTCCAACACTTTTATCAATATGTTCAGGTAGGGCAAATATAACAGTAGCATCATTATCATTGACATTTCTAATAGTTCTATTAGGATAAGATTCTGGTGGAAATGTTCTTTTTTTCCCTCGTTCTACTTCAACAGTAATAGGTTCAGTAACTAATTTTAATCCATAATCTTTTATTAATTGATCTTTTTGTTTTTTAGAACCACTAATTTTAGTTTTAAAATCACTTGTAATCCAACCACCTGTTTTTGCACCTCTTCTTTTACCACCCTTTAAACCTCCATAATCTGCACCAGATTGCATTCCAGAATTAATAGAAGCAACTAAATTATTTTTAGTTTCTGTTCCTGTTTCTTTCCTGTAAGCCATTTTAAAAGTTTCTTCTTTATTCTTAGGTATTTCAGGCATTTGAACATTAATTCCTTCATTATCAACAGTATCTTTTTTAGGAGTTTTTATTTTTTCTATTTTCTTTTGTTCATTATCTAAAATTATTTTCTTTTCAATAGTTATAGGTTCGGTTAAATCAATATTTTTTTCTTTAGCTATATCTTTAATGGTTTGAGATAAACCTTGAGCCCAGGAAGGTCTATCACTATTAATAATATTTAATTGCTGTCTTCTAATTGAATCTAAATAGCTATCTATATATTGTCTATCAACCTTTGGTAATGCTTGATACTCTGGATCTGCTTGCCATTTCTCTTTTACTCTTGATATATTTTCATTACTAGGGAAAAATCTTTGATTAATAAATTTAGTTCTATTCATAAATCCAGCAGATTTAGCTGAAGCACCGAAGAAGAAACCTAATAAATATTCATATATTTGATCTGGTAATGGTGCTCCTTGTAATGTGGTTAACCCACCTTGAAATGATGCCCCTAAACTACCTTTCATAAGCATTTCAATAGCTTCATATTTATTAGGGTCTTGATATAATTGTCTAGAAGCTAATTTAACAGCTTCTCTACCCATTTGTGCAGTATCCTTAGATCTTAACATGTCTCCAATACGAACATAATTACCAATACTACCAAATATAGCACCAGCAGCTGCACCGTGCATAGTAGCATCTATCATAGCTTTAGGGCCATCTTTCCATGATGATACACCTAATGCTACACCTAGGTGAACAGCTTGATGTGCTGCATTTCTTACAGATGCTTTTCCAAGTAATCCTCTAGATAAAAACCCAAGAGAAGTTAGATTAGTAGATCCTAATGCAGCCTTTGAATGCTCTAACACTTTATCAGCTACTAACATAGGAATTGATCTTAAAGCAAATGTATTAGGAGAAATTTCTTTTCTTAATAAAGAAGGAGACTTAGAAGCAACTTTTGATATACCTTCTCTTACAGCTTTTTGACTTTTCTTTGAAGCTTGTTTAGCAGCAGCTATAGGAATATATCTACCACCACTTAAAACACTAGCAATAACATCTGGAGCAAATCCAAGCAAGTGTCCAAATGATCCAGCAATTCTTTCAACTGCTGTATCTGGTTCATCTGCCCAACCTATTGTAGTAAAACCTTCTACTAATCCAGATGTAAATTGATTAACAACAGATAATAATGAAGCACCAGATTCTTGTAAATCACGATTCCATTTTATATCGTATTTTTTATGCTCTTTTTCTATATAGTCTAAATCTTCTTCACTGAAAAGATTTGGTTTCATTCTATAAGATGTATCTAATCTTTTTAAATATTCTTGTGGATTAATGATACCAACGTCTCTTAGATTAGTCAAATAATCTATTTGAGTATTATACGGTGTTGCCACTTATTATTCCCCGTGTGGATCTATAGTTAATGTAGCTAATAAATTATCATTTATATCTGCAAGCTTTTTTGTTTGTTCCCAATCAGATTTAGCTTGGAAAGATATAGCTGGCATGAATCTTTGAGATTCTTCTGTAGCAACCCTAGAAAATCTAATACTTTGATCCATGTAATTCATTGTAGTATTCTGAAATTTACCCATTTCAGAATTAATTTTACCATCTATTACATTAACCATTGGATTATCTGGAGAATAATAATTTAATAAAGCTCTAGTAGAAGCCAAATCCTGCAAATATGGTACTGTATTTGTTTCATAAGAATCTAAATAATTACCATATGTTCTTTGTGCAAGAGATTGTTGAAAGGGCATATCAATAAAACCACCTAAAGTAGACATACCATATCCAAGTAAACCTGATTGTTCAAAATTAATTTGATCTTGCATTGGCATTTTACTCATTGACTGCATAGCCATAGTTGCCATATTATTAACGATAGTTCTTTCTTCCTTTCTTATTTCTGCTTGTTCAGCTCTTCTTGCTGAAGCACCAGTAAATTGATCTAGTGTTTCAGTAAATCCTTTAAAAGCTAATAGCGTTTCTGCTGCGTAACCCATTATTCCTCCTTAAACTATATTTTTATAGGCTTCCATAAAATTATATGACATATCATTTGTATATTGTCCTAACATATCATATTGCGTTTGATATCTTCCTAATTCTTTTCTTAAATCTTTTTGTAAAGCTCTATTGGAAACATCATACTGTAATGCTAAAGCATCTGTCTGATGTCCATACATCTTCATAGCATCGTCTTTCATTGCGTTGACTTCACCAGATACTAAATTCGTAGCACCTCCAGCATAATCAATTCTATCTACAGCAGTTCCTAGTTGATCAACTTTTAGATCTGCTTGTAAATCAAATTTTCTACCTAAAAGACCTTTATCTATTTGATAATCTTCTACTGCATATTTCTCATTATCAATAGCTTTCTGTTGTCCTTCTCGACCATATTTTCTTAATTTTTTTAATCTATCTCTTTCTTGCTGAATTGCATCATATTGCATACCCATGCCGCCTATAAATCCTATTGCTTTACCCCAAGGCATAGCAGCTTCAAGAAGTCCTCCAGCTGGACTATCTGGACCTAAAATACCAGTAAGTTTTTTAGCAATTCTTCCAAACCAACCCATTATCTATCCTCCTTCCATCCAAAGCCTAATCTACCCATTGTAGCATTCATATCCCAATCTTTAGCAAATTGAAAAGATACATATTGACGTATTCTATTATAACGTCTATGACGTTCTTCTGCGTCAGTGCTTTCTGATGGCATTTTAGGTTCAAAGGGAACCACAGTCTCCACCGTTTCTTCTATTGGGCTAGTTATAGGATCTAAATTTAATTCTGATTTTTCTTTAGTAGCCATTATTCCTCCATAATTTGTTCTATTGCCTTAGAAAAATCTAACACTCTAACTGGTGTTTGTTTATACCAATCAGAATATTCTGGTTCTCCAGGCTTTTTATATGTTATTTCTGCTATAGCATCATCATATCTTTTTTCACACAAAGCTTTCCATGTTTTAGGAAATTTTTTATACCATTTACTTCCTAATTGAAAATTAACTGATGTTAAAGCTATCTTAAAATCTTTATCAAATACTTCTAGTTTTACACATTGTTCATTACAAGCAACTAATGCTTCTTCAATATCTTCTTCAAACCATTTATTAATAATTTTTTCATCAACTACATCGCCAACTTTATATTTCTCTTGTTCCTCTTTAGTTAATAAATGTCCAATACCACAAGTTGGTTTGTCTAAAGTATCTAAATATACTTCTTCTTTATAACCCTCTCTTAACTTCATATGTTTATAAAGTTTTTTTCTAAAAGAAAATCCAAACATTGGTTCAGGAATTAACATTAATAACCTCTTGCTTCTGACTCTTCATCTAACTGCATCTGATGATTTACAAAATCCTCTACCCATCGTGGATCTCTTCCTTCTTTAAGCAACTTGTTAGCCAGTATGATATAAGGATCGTCACTCTTTAGAGGAGCGTCATCAGGAAGAGCCTCAAACTCTGGCATTTCCCATGTTTCTACGTTTGCGTTTTCTGTACCCGATTGACCAACTTGTTCTCCTATATTTTTTGCAGCCTCTGAACCTGGCTTAGTATCTCCATAAGGAGTGCTACTTTCTGGAGGAGTTGCCCATTTACCGAATCTATCCATTAAATCTTGTCTTTTCTTGTCCATATCTTTTCCCCATTTCTTCATATCATTTTTGAAATCTGAAAAATCTGGCCCTTCAATAGACTCTCCAAATTTTTGTATTCTATCTCCCCAAATTCCAAACATTTGTTTACCAGGATAATCCCTTTGCCTCTCATCTTCATAATATTGATGTATTCCAGCTGAACGAGGATCTTCTATAGTTGTTCTTCTTCCTTCAAATTCGTCCTGTCTTCTAAAAAGCTTAAATGGACCACGTGTTTGTGAAATTTCTCCACCCTCAAGAATTACTCGACCGTCTCCAGTCATATAAGCAGTATCATAATAATCTTTCCAATCTTTTTCTGGAATACCTTGTGCTCTTAAATACTCTTGTGCATGAACAGAAACTCCTTCTCTTATAGCTCTTCTTTCACGTTCACTAAGACGTTGATATTCGTCTGGAAGTTTCCATGTTGATGCATCCATATAAGTTCCATCAGGGTTCATGCTATGTCTTATAATATTATCACCTACTGATTGAACTAGCATATCTTCAGCCATAGACATAGTTTCTTCTTTATAGGTTTTTTGTGCTTCAAGAGCAGGAGCTTCTCTCCATTTATCTAAAATAGATTTGTATTCTACTCCTGATTTTCTAGCACTAGCTTTTTCTTTCATAGCTTGTTCATAAGCTTCCTTACCCTCATCTGGTGTTAAGCCCCACAAGAGATCACCAGCTCCCATTGCTCCTGTCATTCCAGCATCAAGCATCTGAACACCTGCAATCAAATCGCTATGTGCTACATCCCAATCATCCTGGAAGTCTAACATCCCTTTCTTGCCTTCAAACTCTGAAGCAATCATTGAAGGGGACTTATATTCTCCCCAGTCTAAACTTTTATCTTTTTTATAATCACCTTTAATTGCCATTACAATTCCTCCAATTGTACCTTCATCCATTTATTTTTTTCAACCTTAACATACAAATAGGCATCATGACCTAATTTTACAACCATACGATCTCCTACATTTCCTTCAGTTTTCACTGGTATTCTAGATGAAACAACATCTATAGGAGTTTCATATTGTGCTTGCTGTTTATCAAACTCAATATTATTTTCTTTTTCTTGTATAAGATTTAATAATGGTTTATCTCTAATTTTTTTTCCAATATTCATTTTAGAACCTTTCCTCTAAATACTATTTGAATATCATTTAATACGAAATTATTACTAACTGCACCATTTCCATAAAAAATTAAACCAAACGATAAAACATTTTTAAAATTACTGCTAGATACTTTAATTTTCTCTGTTTTAAATTCATTTGATGTATTAGTCAATTCTGTTCCAGCCCAATTAGCACCAGGGCTTGCTAATGTTTGATTAACATCAGTTAAACTACCTTCTACAGGAGATGCATTATACTTAGTAGCATAGCCACCAACAAAAACATTATCTCCAGCTTTATAGTTAATATAAATAGTATATATATTTTTTCTTGCTGCAGGATTAGTAAAATCCCATTCTTTTGTTTTTAATAATGTTGTTTTACTTCCATATGTAATACTTTGTGGAGTGTTACTCCAATTTTGCATTTTCATTACATCAGGACTACCAGATTCTTGATAAAAATAAGACAATGTACCATCGTTAGTATTAATTGTATTAGTTATATCTACTGTTTGCATTTGAGTAGTGCTTCTTGTAAAAGATTCTGATTTTAAATCATATTTTAAAACAACATTATCTTTAGCAAGTATAATTATTTCTTTAGTTTTAGGCATATAGCCTATAACTGAATCATCGTTATATATAGTAGTTTTAAAATCATCTATTAATGGCTGTCCATTTTTTCCAATAACTAAATCATGAATTCTTTGTCCATCATATACGTAAAGACCGTGTTCATTAAACCATGTTACAAATCCTTCTCCTTTGGTAATATGATTTTCAAAGTTTGCACCCTTATATTCAAACACTCCTTCTAAAAACTCTAATCTTCTAGAAGTATTAATAATATATAATTTTTGTGTTTTAAATTCTAATAATTTTGGACCAACAGTCTGAAGAGAAATAATATCATCTCCATCTTCAACCTCTACATCAATAAACCCATCTTCTTCAAAGTAATCAAATTCATTGATCTTGCTCTTTAAAATTCTATCGTTTTTTTCAACGAGATTGCCCTGAGAATCGTAATACTTAACATTACCTATATATGCCCTTCGGTTAGCTATTGCAACGGTCTTAAATCCCGTATTTGCAGGCCCTATTAATGATCTCTTATCAACTAAATAAGGTTCCTCTAAAGATAATTTACCTATTTGTTTACCTACAAAATAACTTGCATTAGCATAAGCCCCTACAGGATATATATAATTATAAAAATTTCCCCCGCTTGAAGATGTTAATTCTTCAGTAAAGTTATCATAAGTATCTTTTCCTGCCCATCTAATACCTTGAATAAAGTCAACTTCTGCCAATAAGAATTTACTAGTAACAGAACCAGATGCATAATCATTAGCACTAGTATCATAATTTTCTATTAATCCCCAATAAAACTTATAACCTGTAATTCTTTGATTTGTGCTAGGAACTCTTCCATATAATCCAAAATATAAAAATCTTTTTCTTTCATTATTTCCAGTAACATCTTGCTGTGCTATATCTCCTAAAAATAAAGCAGGAGATTCTGAATTTTTATATAGACATGATGCCCATAGTCCATAAACTTTTTTCTGTGATGCTGGATATATAACAGCTTCAGATGTATCATCTTGATCTGTAGCATTCCCTTTCTTTCCCCAATAAGCTATTACAGCCATGGAACCTTTATCATCTGATAGTCCAGCACCATAATCTGTATTTGCTCCAAATAAACTATGATGATCAGCTCTTGATCTATCATATGAATCATCAACTGTATTACCTGATTCATCAAAAATATTGGCACTAGTTAAATTAGATTCCATAAATAATTCAGATTTATAATTAGGTTTAAATACTTCTCCTTTTTTATATAATCTTTCTGGATCTAAATTATTGGTAGTAGCTGCACTTCCAACTTTACCTGTTAATCCTGCAATAAATAAATCATCAGAATTATAAGCATTAAGTGATATAGCTAAATTAGTTGTTCCAGTATTTCCAAAATCTCTAATTCCTTGTAAATAATGCATAACTTTAGGTGTTCCAGTACTCCCAGGATGTGGAACTACTCTTATATCTCCGTCTTGAGCATAAACACATACTTTTTGAGTAGTAGATGATCCTCCATATACTGCTGTTTTAGCTGAGATACTGTTAGAACCACTACTAGTTCCTGTATAGTTTATAAACTTAACAGTTTTATTTGTAGGATCATTTACTGCAATATATTCAGTATTACTTATAGTTCCTGGACCATCAAGAGTTCTATCAAGATTAAAATGATACGCACCACTTCCATAAATAACATTATCTATAGAAATGGCAGCATCACATTTGGAGTCATTAACGTGTTTACCATAAGGTTGTAATTTACCTGGTATTTCGTTGTTTAAATTTAGCATTTCTGCAAATTCAATATCAGATAAATCTCTTACATTAGTAGAGTTATTAAATCCTCCAGAAAAATTAGAAATATTTATAGCATTCTTCATTTCTTCTTTTTCTTTTTCTTCTTTTTCTTTTTAGGTGTAGTATAGGAAGCCATATTATGCATTCTTCTTTCAGTAAGACCAGATTGCCTAAATTCATTTCCTATATTATTGCTATATATTGCCATCTATAATATCCCCCCAAACACTGGTAACTCCATTATGGATTTCTACAATTTCTACCTTAAAATGACCGTTTGAAAACCAGTCAACAATAGCAAAAGCATGAACCCAATTATGAAGCCTACCCTTTAACCATTTATTATTTTCATGAGACATATCTTTTAAACAGCCTAAGGACCAGGCTCCTATAGTTCCACCTAGTTTAGTTTGAGTGTGTCTTTGTAAATCATGAGTATGTCCATAAATTACATTTTCACCATATGTCTCTAAATGCTTCTTTGCATGATATGTAGTAGCAAACGCTCCATGGAAAAAAGTTAATTTTCCTATTTGGATTGGGAGGTTGTATTCTGTGTACTTGTATCCTCTTTCTTTGATTTTACATGCTTTCTTAAAAGAATAGTCAACCATATAGGGATATTTAGTAACAAAATTATCCAACCAGAGATCATGGTTGCCTTGGAGTAAATATTTTTCTTTACATCCGACTTGTTTAAGTACTTTGTCCCAAACATCTAACCCTTCATTTACTAACCTAATATCTTCATCAATTATAGGAATTTGGTATTCTAATGGAGGTAATTTTTTATCTTTATATCTCCATGCTGATACCGATTCCCATTCTCCTACGTCACCCAGATTAACAAATACATCTGGTTTGACTTTTTTAATTGCTTTAACTACGCAATTAATTGCTGCATTATCTTGTAATGGATAATGCGTATCTGGTATTATAATACCACGCTTTTTTACTTTCAAAGGACCTCCTATTATTTAGAGAGCTTTTTCCACCAAAGCTTTACTTTTTTCTTTAAATTGATCCACCATAGTTTCACAATCATTTTTTTCTTTGCCTTAGCCATGTTATTTTTTCTCCTTGTCGCATTGTGCATCGCAGTCTTCAAGGCCTTTTAAGTATCCTTGTTTTTCTACGATTGCTGATTTAAGATCTGCTAATTGTGCATTAGCATCATTAATTTGTTGAATAAGCTGATTATGAGATTCAATTAATTTTTGCATCTCTTCCATAGCTGTATCTTTTAAACTAACTTTTTCTTTTTTATTTGACATTATCTAGGTTCTCCTGTTTTATTTAATTAATTTTTTAATGAATTTTCCTTTTTTACCTAATAAAGAAAACGCTGCTTGTCTAGCTGCATTAGATTGATATGCTGGAACTCCTCCAATTTTTCTTGGAGATGTAGCTCTAGCTAATGCTGTACGAGTTGCCTCACCAGGTATTTTTCCTTGTCTCTCTAACCTTTTTGTTATTCTTGGTGCCAGCCTACTAAATTTTGCTGATCTACTTCTTGCTGCTTGATCAATTTGGGCTTGTTGTCGTCCTTGTGGAACTAAAACAGTGCTTTTACCATGTTTTGCTCTTACCATTGGACTAGTTAATGCATCTTGTGAATATCTAGTAACTGCAGGTAAATTAGAAGTGTGAGGTCTTACCTTTTTAGATTGAGGCATTGACTCAATTCTAGGTTTACCACCATATTTTGCATCATATATAGTAGATTTAGCATGTCTTCCACTTGATCCAAAACCGCCTGACTTACCACCAGTTAACAAACGTGAATGTGCTTGCTGTTGAATAGAAGCTAATTTGCTTTCAGCTCTCTTTACAGCTGATGGTGATTTAAAAATCTTTCCACCACGACTTCTTCCACCTTGGTCAATTATCTTTTGCTGAGCAGAAGCTTGACGAATAAGTTTGCTTTTAGATGTTGTTACATCAAAAACTTGCTTACCAGCTTTACCTTTTTTACCTGTAGGTTTATATAAATACTCTTGCTTTGTAGCATCGGTATATAGAGTAGATTTTACTTGCTTACTTTTTCCTTTTGTTTGAGGATAATAACTATGTTTAGTGGGAGTTCCCATTTCAGTTCTAGTAACTCTTAAGCCAATATTATCTTTAGCTTTTTTGCCTGGATCAAACTTTTGACCTGTTTTAATAAATCCAAGAGATGTTTTTTTACCTCCATATTTCTTTTTAGATCTTTCTGCTTTAGTTGGAGTAGTTAATGGTTTAATATTTTTACTACTACCTCCAGGCATATATGTTATTTCACCAAATTTTATTACTTTAGGTTTTCTAGCTTTCTTAGGCTTATCTCTATCGCTAATTCTTCTATTTTTTCTATCTATTTCATCTTGTTTTTCTAATTCAGACTTTGCTAACCACTCTGCACTTGGTGCAGGTAATCTTAATCTTTTATTTGCTTTTCTTGTTTGTCTTTCTTTAGATGTTTCAGAAATCTTTGCACCAAGTCTTTGTATTTTTTTAATACCTTTTCCTATGACTCCACTTTTTTCTTTAATAGATTTATATCCTCTGTGTATTCCTTTTCCTGCTAAATAAATACCTATTCCAGTTCCTACTGCTAATGGGCCTTGAGCAGCTTGCCAAATATCTTTACCAGCTTTCTCACTATCAACATGTTCTGTAAACTGATCTTTCGTTTTTGCATAATCTTTTAGCTGATCTTTTAATAACTTTCTTTCTTGTTGTCCCATATCTACTCTCCTCCTTCATTATACCAATCAAGTAATCTAAAACTACCATATCCACCTAAACCTAAGCCACCAGTCCATTTAGTTCCTTTGGCTAATTTTGGAAATTTTCTGGCCAAAGCACCAACACCTGCGGTTATTGCTTTACCAGGAGCAGCCCAATTTGTAAGAGCAGCTTGAGCTACATTTCCAGTCGTCATTCCCCATCCATATTCATCTTTAAATGCATCAAATTCTCTTCTACTTTCTATTGGTTCTGAAAGTCTTAATAGATTGTCTTTAGCTGCATCAGATATAAAGGATTTCTCCTTAGCCCAGTCTACTATTTGATTATATACATTATCTCCATCTTTTGGACGTAATAAGAGATCTTTTCTTCCTCCTCTTGCAAAATTGTCTTCTCCAAGAAAGAAGTTAATCAAGCCATCTCCAGGTTGCCAACCTGATCCATATTGTTCATAACCTAATATGTTATTTTCAGTAGTAATATCTAAATGAGCATATGTACTATCAGAATAATCAGGATATAAACCAGTTTTTTTGTCTTGTGGTGTCGCCATAATTTTACCTCTAATATAATAGTTTTTTTACTTTATGTCAAGATTTTACTTGACATAATTAATTTTTTTTCCTTTTTTTGTAGTATTTCTTACTAATTTTAGTGCCATACTTAGTATTATTACTATTTCCTTGTCGTGTTTTCTTCTTTTTCTTTTTTACTATTCTTTGACTTTTAAATAAAGATCTTCTCAAGCTGACCTCTTTACCTTTTCTAGACTACGCATTCCCCCAAGCCCGAGCATCCCAAGTAAGACTGTAGTTAATGTAGTCATGTCAAATGTTGGTAAAGTTATTTCATTACCAAATGAATATAAGACAAAAGTAAGTAATGGTTGTAAAATATAATGATATCCAAGTGCAGTTGCACAAATCCAGCCTGTAAACGGCCTCCAGCCACTTACAAACTTAGAAGTATGTCCTGCTTCTACTTTATTAACCTCAAGTTGAGCTTTATTAATTTCAGCAATTAATTCAGCTTTTTCTTGTTTATCTAAAGTAAACTTATCAACATGACCTGCTACTTTATCTATAATTCCTGCTACAACATTTAATTTAGGCATATTTTCTCCTTAATATATTAACCAATTAATACCAGTCATTGCTTCATAACTTTGTACGTCATACATAGAAAGATAACGACCTTGAACAAATACTCCGAATTTAGGAGATAGTTTCCATCCTAATACTATTCCCATATCGTAGTCTATTTTATTGTCTGCTATTTCATAATTAAATGAATAATCTGACATTCCTTTATTATAAGGATATATAGTGCTCCACATGTGAATCCAACTATCATCTAAATACTTATAATAATCTAATCCTAAAGATAAAGATAATTCATACTGATAGCCTAGATCACGAGCATAATCTTCATTATAATCATCTACTAAATCACCATATACTAAAGTATAAAACTCTTCATCAGTAGTTGCTACAAGATTTCCTTCTTCATCCCACCACAACCAATCGTAAAACTCATAACCATATTGAGTATATTGTTGTGTCCATTCATCTGTATATCCTTTATCATAAGCAAATAACCAAAAAGGAATATACTCACTTGTATCTATACCTTGTTCATCCCACCATAAATCAATAGGTAGGAAGTCTAAATATGCTGGATGTGATCTTCCTGCAAGACCGACAGATAAATCTAGATTACCTAGATTTTTTCTTAATCGCATATCAACTGCAGCAAACTCTAAATCTTCTAATCCTTTAGCATCGTAGTTAGCTTTAAAGATAAACTTAGGAGCTAAATATCTTAACATATATTCATGATTATCAAACTCTTCACCAAATTGCTTGTGTTGAGAGTATTCTAATACATATTCCCAACCTTGTGCCATACCATTACCAATCATAACACTTTCATTGATAGGAGCTTCTTTTCCTGTATACCATACTTCAGGTTTATTCTCATAATCAAATCGTGCTAATTTTCTAATACCTAAAGTTAAAGAACCGTGGTCTTCTAACTCTTCTTGTATCTCTTGTAAAGCACCATTACTTACTTGATAGGTTTGGTCTTTTGTTAAAGGACTTGTTAAATTGTATGCTCCATAAATAGTACTAAACTTAAAAAAGTCCTGAGCACTCAATGAGCACATTAACATTAATCCTGCTAATAATTTCTTCATATTTTCTCCTTATTGAAATCTTCTTAACATTATTTCATCAATTTCTTTTTTGATTTCTTTTTTAATATCGTCTGCATTTAATGCAAATGATAATCCTGCTTCCCATCTTTTAATCTCTTTACCCTTTTCAAACATAAGTATTGTAGGAACTGAAGCAATCTTCCATTCGTTTGCTATTATAACACCATATTCTTTATTGTCTATACTAGCATTAAACCAAACACAGTTTTTCATTTTACCTAAATCAATAGCAGCTCTTGCATTCCAATCTGCATTAACCTGTATAACTACACATTGGTTTTGACTTAAGAATTGTACTTCTTGTAAATTTTTAAGAGTTGATTGCCCATATAGCAAGGATGAATGCCAAAAAAAGCCACCCAGCAATAAGCATCGTAATAAGAATGTCTTTATCATAATGTTTCCTCATTAGTTTTGTTGCATCATCATACGTTCGATATTTTTAACATCATCACGCATTTCTTTTTGCTCTTCCTTCATTTCTGTAACGTCTTTTTGCGTTTCGATGATTGTGTTTCGTATCATTTGGTCTTTTAAATCATATTCTGTACGACCCACTTCTGGTACTGGTAATTCTTTTGCTTCTTCTATGTCGGCTTTAAGAGTAAACCACATACCAATAACCATACCTAAGGTAACAACAATACTAATTGCTGTTTCAATTGTAAGACTAAACTTAGTGTCTTTTCCTACTTCCATGTTATCTCCGTAATCTAAAGTGTTAATGTTGGGGAGAGTATTACTCCCCCCTCATTTCTATTTTTCAGCTGGAGGCACAACTTTAAAGCCTTGTTGTAAAAGACTATTTATGTAGTTGTGTGTTCCACGCAATTCAGCAATTTGAGCCTCAATTACCTTCAATTGTTCTTCTAAATTGATAGGTTCTTGAACTACTTCTTTTGCTTTATCTTGTTCTTTAGCCATTTTTTCTCCTTATTTCTTATTGTTTTCTTGAAATTGAGCCTTTCTTTAAAAGTGCTCTACCATGTTTTCTAGTAAGTCTTTTAAGTCTTCTTTTACTTTTTCTCATAGCTCTTACATTCTTTCTAGCAGCTTTTAGAGCAGCTTTACCCTGTTTCTTAGCTGCCTTTTTTGCAATTTTAGCACCTTTAACTCCGCCTTTTCCAGATGTTCCAAATCCTTTTTTACCTACTTTCCTTGCAGTCTTTCTAGCTTCTTTTAAAGGTCTATATGGTTTCTTTCTTTTCATTTATTTCTCCTATTATTTTAAGTGCATATAATTTATTAATTTAAATCATTATTATCCACTATTAATTTAGGGGCATAGTAAGTATTACCACTCCCCTCTAAATACCATTTTATTCTAGCTTCATCTGGTATTGTTAAACTTACTGTTTCGTAAGTAATTCTTTCTGGATTTTTAAACTGTTCTAAATCTCCTAATGGAACACCTTTCTCAGTCCTATTCATTGTTTTTACAGAACCATCATATTGGCTTTCTTCTTTTAAAAGATTGTTATACCAAGTAAGTATAGTTCCTTCTTTGCAATGCTGCATAATTCTTGTAGGAAAATATCTTTTATTTAACATATCACCAAATCCATCATAAAAGACACCATCATACTTTTTATCTGTAGGTATATCATCATACCAATCACCTTTTACTGCTATTACATTAGGCTTATCTTTAGCCCACTCGACTAATGAATTATATATAGTATCATTAATCTCAATAATAGTATGCGATTCAATATCTTTTTCTTGTATTAAACCAGCACTAATACCCATACCAAAGCCAAATTCTAATATATGTC